AGGATGCCGCGCCGGTCAGGATGCCGCGCCGGTCAGGATGCCGCGCCGGTCAGGATGCCGCGCCGGTCAGGATGCCGCGCCGGTCAGGATGCCGAAAAAAATAAATTGAAAAAAAAGTTGACGCGAAAGCAATTTTCGGCGAAACTCTTTTCATCGGCAAGACGCCGAAACAAAAAACAAACAAACAAACAAAAAAAGACAATGAAAAATTCAAAACTAAACAAAGCAAACTGCGGCTCAAAAATCACTTGGATTAGACTTTCGCAAGCTAACCGCCGCCCAAGCGCGGTTGAAAAGGCGATTGAGCGTAACGCGCGAAAAACTTTCCGCAAGTCTGTGGGTGCAGCCCTCGCCAAGTTTGCTGCAACTATCCACGCCGAAACGGAGCCCGCGCGCGAATTGTTCCGCGAATTAGACAAGATGATTTCGGCGGGTGGCAATGTCCTGCCCAGCTTGGCCCGCCAGCGCCCAGTCCCGACCTATGGCAAGCAATCCCCGCCGCCCTTGCCCGTTGGCTTGCCCATGCCCTCAAACAAAGTTTTGAACCCGAAATTCTCTGTCTAATAATAGGACATTTATGTTATTCACCAACGAAAGCGGGACTTTTGAACATTGCCAAAATTTGCCTTGCCCAGCTTGCGGGCTCCCGCTGGCCCGTAGTGTGGGCGCGCCCATTGGTTCGGTCTTTGTTTATTGTCCGCACGGGGTTTGCAAGTCCCAAATTTGCAATAATGGCGCAACGGGTCGGGACGTTGAAACGGCGCGGGAAATTATCGCGACAAAGTTTGAAGGGTTGACGCCCACAACGCCTGACTGGGAAAATTCTGAAATTGCCCAGCTTGTCAAATAAAAAATCACGCCGCGCGGGGATAATACTCCGCGCGGATTTTTTTAGCTATACTAATAGTAGGCCGCCTAATTTTGGAAAATTAGCGCGGCTAATTTTTTTCGGGCGACCGCGAGGTGGTCAAAATAAATACTCGAATAATTATTAATCTATTAATTCAGAAATTCTATCTTTATATTCTATCTTTCTATCTTCTATATATATTAAACATATACTCTATACTTATATTTCTATTTTATCATTTCTTTATTATTAATATTTATAAAAAAACAAAAAAATCCGAGGGGATATTTTAGTTTAAAGTTTTTCAGAAATCCACTATAGTAATTATATGACTAATATTATCAAATTGTGTAAAATTTGTCAACTACATAAACCTGTAGAAGATTTTAGAAAAAATAGTAAATCAAAGGATGGTTTAAAATCATATTGTATTATATGTGATGATGAAAAGAGCAGAGAAAATTATTTGAAAAATAGAGAAAAAAGACTTAAAGGGGCCGCCGAGTGGAATGCGGCCAATCCTGAAAAAGTAAAAGAATATAAAAGTAAATATTATGGAGAAGGCCGAACTGATTTCTAGGATTTTGATATCTTTGTTTGTGGTTGGATATTTATTGTATTATTTTTCAATAAAAGAAAGGGATTGATTGAGTTCTTTTTATATCAATAAAGACGGGGACTATATTTACGATAAGGTTTGCTCGAAATGCAAAGAGAATAAAAAACTCGACGAATTCAGCAGATTAAAAAACAATAAAAAGGACGGGCGGCAATCGCTTTGTAAAAAATGTGCCTATGAAGAATTTAAAATTTTCAGAAAAAACAATAAAGATAGAGTAATGCAAAGCGTGAGGAAATGGGATTTAAAAAATAAAGAAAAAATGAAACAAAAAAAAATTCAAAAATTAAAAGAGAAAAACCCGAACTATTCTCCTAGGGTTAAAATACCGGACGACGACTACAATCCGTTTTTAGAACTTTAATAGATAATTACTTCATTAATTTCTATATAGTTTACTATTGGAGTATATGGGCTATATCCAGATATAGAACAAATACTGACTTTAGTAACTCCGGTTATTACTGGGGTTGAATAGTAAAATCCAGAAAGATTGACGTATGAGCTATCGTATGCGACCGAATTACCTTGGTAGATTCTAACTCTTCCAGTTGGCGGAATTATTCCACTTCCTAAAGCGGTCAGCCCATTATATAGTCCAGTGAAGTTTGGATTGATTGATATGTTGGATACATTTATGTATTTGTTGGATGGAGTTACAAAAGATATGCTGCCGGTAAACCCGGTTGCGGTAACAATCGGTGGCGAAGGAGTCAATTGTTTACCAGTTGGAACTATTGGTATAACGGCGGTTGTATATTGAGAGCCATCTATAGCCAAAGCAGCGGGATTAGATGTATTAGACAATGATGTGAATCCGTAAATTAAACTTCCGGCTGGGGCATTTGTAGTGTATGACGCAGTTAAAGAGGACGCCAAATTAACCGGCGGCAATACCGTAAACTCCCCATACAAATAAGCGGTTCCAGCCGAATTTGAAACCAATATATCGTAAGAGCCGGTGGAGCCGGTTATCTGTATATTATTTAATAATAAAGACTGACCATTTGAGGAATAATTAAAATTTGATAGGCCGAATTTATGGCTATCACCACTAACTCCGCCAGTAATAGAAACGTAGTAAGGCAATCCATAAAAATAATTCAAATTATTTCCGACGACCAAAAGATTGAAAACTTGGTATTTGTTTACGACAAGTGGGGAGGCATAATATATGGATGGTTGGCCGATAACTGTAAACTGGTTTCTGCTAGAATACGATGATATTCCATCTGGCGAGTAGATATATATGTAAGGATTTGAATTATCAACATTAAATGGGACGCTTCCTGTTAATGCGCCGGTATAATTGGCTCCAGATAAATAAAATACGCTATTAACACCGCAAACATTAACCAAATATCCTCCGCTATATGGAAATAGATATCCGGTATCAACTTTTGTGTATATAGCTAAATTTGAACCTGCGAATCCGCTTGAAGAGCTAAATCCATAAATCGGAACAACAGGATTATAATATGAGTATGATTGAGCTAATCCGCCGGATGAAAAAACAGATATAATCCCAGAAGGAAATCCGGCACCAACCGAAGGAGTGACGCAGGAAATAGATTGATTGCTATTGACTGTAAAAGACGGGGACTGTATGTTATTAAAATATACTCCTGTAGTTCCGGTAAAATTTATTCCAGATAAATTTATGGTATCTAGCCATTGTCCAGTTTGAGGATTAATTGAGTATATAAATGGCTGGAAAAAAAATGAATTAAAAGAGCCGCTGGTGTTTCTTGAATTTGATGATACTGTTATTGGGCCAGACAATCCATTTTGCGGTATATTGCTCAATATTGTTTGAGGGTCTTTTACTATAAAGGAACTTTTAACACCACCAAAAAAAACATCAGAAACTCTTATAAAATTACTTCCGCTTATTGTTACGTTTGAGCCTATTGCGCCTGTATTGTTAGATATTCCGCTTATTGATATACTTGGATATTGGAAATTTATAATATTCGGGTATATGTAATTTCCAGCACTTGTATATACAGTTAATATATCATTTGATATATTGAATTGATTTGGGCAAATTATCTGGTCATAGGCGGTGGTTCTATTTATTGAGTATCCGGTTATTAATGTATCTCCAACGTATATTTTGTCAAGATATGTTTTTGAACCATCGCTACTCAATAAAGGAAAAAATCCAGAATTAAAATTAATTGTAAAATTATTAGCGCCAGTTAATACTGAAAATATATATCCATTTTGATTGAGATGGTTTTGAGATATTTTTATTTCTGAAGTGTGGTATGAATCTGAGCTAATCGAGAATCTCTTTTGAGATATTATGCCTGAGCATCCAATTGTTTCGTATATTCCAGTATTAAATGGATTTTGAAATACAAAATTGCAACCAAAATTTTCTCCTGAAACTGGTATGTTCAAATTTGAATTATCAGATAAAATAGTTGACTCAATTTTTCTTTCATTAAAAAAGACGAAATCCGATTTGTATGGTATCGCGCCCGTATCGTTATATAAGTAAGATGGTTTTACTGAATTTGAATAAAGAAATGAAGCTTTTAAAAAATTGTTAACTGGGGTAACGGTAAAATTAGATAGATTATTTATTAATAAATCAGAAGAGCGCAATATAAATCCAGTATTGTTTGTTGGATTGGATTGAGTTATTGAGCCTGTAATTTGGTCAAAGAATGTTATTGTGGCGTCAACATAAACGGGCGAATTAGGCTCGACATCCAAAGAGTATTTTGTTAAATATCCGTAGTTAAACGAAAGGCCCGCTATATTTCCAGTGATGTTATCTCTTTCGTCTGTATAAATGAACTGCTTTAAATAATCAAATCCCGTAAGATAATATCTTAAATTTAATTCCCCAACCCAAGGAGATGATATCAATTGATGTTCTGTAAATCTGTTATTGTATTTATAGTTTGGCGTGGTTGATATTTCAGAGGAAATGTCAATATTGTCAGCAAGGAAACTTTTGCCGTTTATTGATACCGGAATCTTTTTAAAACTATAAAACATAAATAAAATTAACTTGTCCTACTGAATGATAGCGAATGGAGTATCAAATTATCAGTAGATATTTCGACTCCCGCCTCTTGCTGTATAAATCCAGTTAAAGGTATCATTATATTATTAGAGTTATTACCATTGAAAACATTTGATATTGGCTGAATGTTTAAATTTTGAAGTCCCGGATATATATTCTCGAATATGTTTCCGGTATAATTAACATTGAATTGAGATTCAGTTAAAATATCTAGAGATTCAACTATTGCGTCGGAATAAACTTGGCAAGGGAACGGATTGGAAAGACTATAAATTGGTTTTATGCCTAAATCAACTGAATAACTTGATTGTATTAAACTTGGTGATAGGTTGGTTGAGCCTGATAAAAATTGGGCAGACCAATAATGAGCTATGCCGGATGAATTGCTGGTATCATAATAAGAGGAGTCGTTGGAGTTTTGACCAGTGAAATTTCCGGTTATTGGATTATAAACTTTGAATGTAGCATCGGCTTTAACCAAGGAGTTAGGGTAAAGTTTAAAAGAAAAAGATGATAAGTATCCGCTGACAGAAACTCCGCCGATTGAAATATTAACAGGATTTGAAATGCTTCTGTCGTATTTTTGACCAGTTATAACTTTGTAGCATGGTTCGTTGTTTGGCTCGAAAAAATAAGAAATCGAAATCTCGGACTCTATTTTTGAAGGAACATTGTTGTATGTCTGATTATTGTTAAAAACTAAAATGGGTTTTTGTTCAGACTTCTGATTCAAAGTGACTTTATCGGACATTAAAAAACATCCGTTTATATTTAAATTTAAATTATTAAATGTAAGCATATCAAAAACTTCCGAAATCTACATTTCCTGTTGGAGATAGATTAACATATCCAAAATCAAGATAATAATTTATTCCGCTGGCTACGAATCCAAAATCAAGGAATGAATTAGGGGATTTATCTGTATAGTTAAATATTTGACCTACATAAGTCCTTCTTATGGAAACACTTGAGTCGGCATTTATGGCTCTGGATTGAGAAACCATTGTTGCATTTTTTAAGAAATATTTATTCATCAATAAATAATTTCTATTAGCGTAAACATCAATCTCTAAATTCTGAATTATTTTGGAATTGGCAAAATTATTTAATTTATAATCGTTAAATGACAGGTCTGGTTCAAAAGTAATGTCGCAAGAAAAGTTTATTGGGTAAATTATTTCGGCTCTTTTGAACGGTGGGTATCCTATGTTATATATTGGAATTCTGTTTATGTCTATAGAAAAAGAAAAATTTGTAACGCGGTTTCCAGTTGATTCATTTATTGATAAATTAATGAAATTTGAATTTCCTATTTCATTATTAAATGGATTTAGCCCCCCAGAAATTATTCCAGAATATTGCGAAAAAGATAAAACATCTAAAGAGCCGGTATTTATTTGGCCGACATTTGAAAAAAATCTAAATGATGATTTTGATGTTATTAATTGATTCGGTGAAAAATTAAGTGAATAATTCATCAAATACCCAGAGTTTAAAACGTATGGATATGTGTCTGATAAATTCTTTAATATGAAGAAATTTGAAGGATTGTTTCCCGTTACATATTGAAATAAATCTTCACTGACCAATATTGAATCAAGGTTCAAGTCAGCCGATTGCGCCGAATTAACATTTTGGTTTATTGATTTTGAGCCTATTCCTATATAATTAACTGGATAGGCCCCGAAATTATTGTCTATTGAATACGATTGTATTCCAAATACCTGAGAGGAATTTAGAAAAAATAGTTGGTCTTTAGCTTTAATCCTGCCAAATGGCATATAATCTACCTTATCCTTATTTTATTATTTTATATTTACACGATTATTAGTGTATTTTATTTAAAAGGAAAAGGTTTTTTAATGCAATATAATATATATTCAATAGATAATTGGCAGCCATCAACGAATTATTCTAAAAATTACATAGTTCAAAATAGCGGCCAATATTACTACGCATTCAATAATTTTATCTCGTCGTCGTCCATAAATACCGATATATCAAACGGAAATTTGTTTGGATACGTTTATTATCTAGGCGCTAATAGGCCATTTTTCAATTGGAAGCCCACATATAATTTTTCAAATGAAAGTCAGCCGAGAGTAAAGAAAATACAATTTGGCGACGGATACTTTCAAAACATACCTGACGGAATAAATAATTTATTGTTGAATTATACTTTTAAATTCGAGGGAGACTTGGCACAAACAACTGCTATATTACATTTTCTAACAACAAGAAATGGTTGCGAGTCTTTTTGTTTTTTACCTCCCGCGCCAAGAGGTCAAATATCAACATTTATTTGTCCAAAATGGACTGATATACAGCCTTTTTTCAATAATTATTCAATAGAATGTAATTTTCAGCAGGTTCCTATATAATTTTAAAATAAATGTCTAATCCTATACCTATAAGCACGGGTCAGGCTCAAATATCAAGTAAAAGCTTGGTTTCTGAGGTGATGTCTTTATATCCAAGTGCTTTAATAACTCTTTTTGAAATAGATATATCAGATTTAGGTCTTAACGCGGGAATTTTATCGCAAACCGAATACAACATCGGGATAAATACAATTTTTAGATTTCATAATAATATAAATCTAACTAATAATAGCATATTTTGGCAAGGGAATCAATATGTGGCTGCCCCTATAAATGCAGAAAATTTCGAGATGAACTTAAAGGGTTCTCCAGCCATACCAACACTCACATTGACTGTAAGCGATGCCGGAATACCGCAAATATCTATTTTCAAACAAAGAATTAGGCAGTTGGGTGATATAGCTGGCGCAAAAGTAACCAGAATAAGGACTTTCGCAAAATTTATTGATTCGGCTAATTTTTTTAACAATATTCCTCCGGCAAATTTTTCTCCAGACCCTACGCAGGAAATGACAAGAGATATATTTTATATTGACAGATTATCTCAAGAAGATAAATACATGGTTCAATACGAATTATCGCCTCTTTTTGTTTTGGACGATATAACACTTCCGGGTAGAATAATATCTGAAAATTCATGTCCTTGGCAATACAGAGGCGAAGGATGCCTTTATGAATATTCTGGCAGGGCGACGTATATACACAACAATGGAACTCTTCTTAAAAGTGCGCCGCCGGTGGCGACAATATTCGACGAGAAATTTTCAAATTTAATAACTGGAGTTCCATTTATAGATAAGGGTGCTTACAATTTAGGTCAAACTTATAACGCAGGGGAATACTGCTACATACAAAATAGAGGAATAAAATATTATTTTATATCTTCAATTAATAATAACTCTTCAACACCTCCAAATCAACCAAGCTGGCTGGCCGACGAATGCAGTAAAAGAATACTAGGTTGTAAATATAGATTTCAAAATATAAACTCTGGAGTTTTGCCTTTTGGCGGGTTTCCTAGCGTTAACAGATTTCAATAATGTTATGTTATTTGAATCGCTAAAAGATGAGCTTAGAGATTATTCAAATGAAAACTCTCCAAACGAATGTTGCGGATTAATTATAGAAAAAAACGATAAAATATCATTTTTTAAATGCGCTAATATATCATCTAATAAAAAAACCAGTTGTGTTTTGAGTCCTTTAGATTATATGAGAGCTTATAAAAAAGGCAAAATAATAGCTCACTTCCACTCTCAGCCAGATAAAAGCGCCAGTATAATAGATTATATAAATGCGGTTAATCACAATATATTTTCAGTAATTTATTCTTGGGAATTCGATTTGTTCTCTTTTGTTGAGCCTAAACTGAAAGATTATTTAAACAAAGATTATAATATAGGAAAAAGTGACTGCTATACACTGGTGATTGACTATTTTAGAGATGAATTAGGTGTAAAATTAAAAGATTACGAGAGGAAAGGTGAGTGGTGGAAAGAAAGTCCAAATTTAATATTGGATAATTTCAAAAAAGAAGGTGGAATAGCTGTTGATTTTAAAGATATAAAAAGAAATGATGTTGTTGCTTTTAATTTAGGAGGAGCGGTATGTCATTTCGCTATTTATTTGGGAGATGGAATGTATCTGCATCACCCATATAATGAAAAATCCATTATATCCGAAATTGATGAAAAATACATAAAAAAGATATCTTTGGTTATAAGACACAAATCTTTATTTTAATATGAGCCTAGTAAAATTTAAATTATACGGAGAATTGGGTAAATTTATTGGAAGCGAAGAGTGGGAGTTGGATGTGAGCAGTGTCCAAGAAGGAATTCAAGCTTTGAACTCTATCACAAAGAATAAATTTAATGATTATTTTATATTAAATAATAAGTTAAAAGCTAAGTATAGAGTTATAATAAATGGAAGAGATTTTCTATGTGAAGAAAAAGAATTAAATGAAAGTAATTGGGAAAAATTCACAGAGTCAGAATTGGTGATGAAAAAGAATGATTTGCAAACAGTTGATATAGTTCCATTGATTGAAAGCTCTAGTGGCGTTATAAATGCGATACTAGGCGTTCTGTTGATAATAGTTGGAGCTATTTTAGCTTTCATTCCGGGCGCTCAAGGATTGGGGTATGGTTTGATTGTTGCTGGTCTATCACTGTTGGCAAACGGTATTATAGCTTTGCTGTCTAAGCCACCAACATTTAATTACAATCAATCCAACTCGAATTCAGTTTCTCAATCATATCTATTCAATAGTCCGCAAAATACCGTTGGAGAAGGTGGCCCAGTTCCAGTTGGATACGGAACAATGTTGTTGGGAAGTAATGTAATAAGTGCTGGATATTTGATAAATGAATTCCAAACATTTCGCTCATAATTAAAGTAATATGTCAACAGAAGCGCCAGAAGGAATAGTAGCATATAGTTGGAGCGGAAATTTGCAATCCGACAACAACTACAGAACCGGCATACAGGTCGGTAATGGAGCTTATATAGATACGACCGACATACTTGGAACAAGGCACACAGGAACAGAATACCTTCAATTAAGCGATACAATAATAGAAACTTTGGATTTGATTTCAGAAGGCGTTATAGAGGGCCCGCTTAGTGGTAAGTGGATTTTTTCAGGTAATTTAGGTCAAACAGGTTGGAGTTCCGCATATTTTTCTGGATATAACTATCCTTCTGGTTATCAAAATTTATCTTGGTTACGTTCGGTTTATTGGAATGAGTTGCCGGTTTTGAGCGATGCAGGTCAGTTCAATTTTCAAAACGTAAATGTTTCATACACTCAGGGAACTCCAAATGGAGACGTAATACAGCAATTAACAAACGAAGAATCAACAAGTAGAAGCATAGGAACGAGGCTTTACGCTGGCGATGAAAATGCACAAGTATTTAGAATATTGAATCAAAACTGCAAAGGTGCAATTATAAACATAAGAATGAATTCATTAAACAATGAAAATTCTGGAAATGGAAATATAGAAAGAACGCTTGTTCAATATCAAGTTTCTTATCGTCCCGTATTTAATACTGTTTATAAAATAACGGCTTTTTCGACTCCCGTTACCGCCAATGTTTTTGGTAAAATAGCCTCCGCAGGTGGATATATAAATTCTACAAGGTTGGATTTTAATTTATCTTCTTTTATATACGGCGGCCCGAATGGTGGTCAATCTGTTATAGAAAACCAAGGAATTCTTCAAGACCCAGATTTTATAGGGTGGGAAATTAGAGTTTCAAGAATAACGCCGGATTCGACAACCGCTTTATTAGCTAACGAAACTTACATAGATAATATATCAGAACTTTACGGCTCTCAATTTTCTTATCCAAACTCAGCAATATTTAGAGCAAGTTTCGACGCTCAATTTTTCAGCGAAATTCCATCCAGAGGATTTGAATGCAATCTTTTAAGAGTTAAAATTCCAGCTAATTACAACCCAATACTTAGAACATACGCAACTGGAGGAGTAGGAACAACTAATGGAGCTTGGAATGGTCTGATGACAGGAGATTTTTGGACTAATAATCCGGCGTGGTGTTTTTATGATTTGATAAGCAATAGAAGATATGGACTTGGAAAATATATAGATAATATTTCTTTAAATAAATTCGATTTGTATAACATAGCTCAATATTGCGATGAATTGGTGGCAGATAGCTACGGAGGTTTGGAACCAAGATTCACTTGTAATGTTTGGCTCGCCAGCAAAGAGGACGCATACAAAGTTGTCAATGATATGGCATCTATTTTTAGAGGTATGTGTTATTATTTTAATGGCAATATAAACGTGACACAAGACCAACCTAAAACACCTAGGTATATATTTAATAATGCTAACGTGGAAAACGGAGATTTTAAATATTCCACAAGCTCAAAAAGAACTAGACAGTCAATAGCGGTTATAAGATATAATGACCCAAAAAATTTCTATAAACCAGCGATTGAATATGTTGAAGATTTGGATTCTATAAGAAAATACGGAATAAAAGAAATACCCATTACCGCATTTGGATGCACAAGCAGAGGTCAGGCGATTAGACTTGGCAAATGGGCAATATATAGCAACAATATAGAAACCGAAACAGTGGAATTTATAGCTGGAATAGAAAGTTCGCTATTAAGGTGCGGCGATGTATTTGGCGTTATTGACTACAATAGAAAATTAAAAAGATACGGCGGAAGAACTTTGCAGATTAATAACTCTGGATACGTTGGCGCTGGATTTACTGGCGCTCAAATTGTATTAGATTCAAAAGTGGAGTTATCGTCCGGCACTCAATATACTCTGTCTCTATTATCTCCGACTTATTATTATGACCCGTCTCAAGTAACTGGATTGACAAGTGCTCAATATCAAAACATCTACAGTTCATTCATACAAAATTTAAACTTTTCAGGCGACTACTGCTATCAGTCTGGAAACTACACGATAGTAAATATACCAACAGGATTTGACTCTTCAAATTATAATATATCTGGATTAACTAATATTTGGTCTATAGAATTAGGGCCAAACTCGTTAAATTATACTGGAAATTTTTACTTTTTTAATCCTTCGGTTGATTACTATAGAGTTTTAAATATAAAAGAAAGCGACTCTAATAAATTCAACGTAGTAGGGCTTTCTTATAACGGAAGTAAATTTCAACAAATAGATACCGGAACTGTATTAAGCCAGAGTCAGCTATCGAGCTACACCGCCATTCCGTCATCGCCTTATGCTTTGTCTTTAAATGCTTATAAGTTGTCCAATTCAGCAAGCTATATACAATACTCATTTTTAGTTAATAGTTATTCAAATATTTCTAGCTATTATGTATATGCAACAACTGGAAATTTCATTGGAAATTCAGCGCCGGATAGCAAATACCTAATTTCAATATTACCTAATAATATAACAAGCGCAACATTCCCTTCGACAATAACTGGAAATTATTTAATGAGAGTTTATGGATTTGACGCCGTAAATTCAACTTTTTCAACCGGATGCGCCTCTGGTTCTGTTTATTTAACTAACTCTCTTCCAATTCAAGACGTTATAATAGGCGGACTTGGATTAAATTAAAAATATGATAATTACAGAAACAACAGGATATACTACTAATTTCAATTGGCAGATTGGATATGGCTATAATTCAATGGATTTTTCAAACGTCCTTTTTAGAGCTACAGTCAGACCAATAGCGGGAAACGAAAACTACACAAGGATACCAAGTCCTTCGGTTTTGTATGAAAAAACAGGAATAAGTTTAAATAAAGGAGAGAGCGTTGGTAAATGGACTTTTGATTTAAATACGAATGCGAACCTTTCTGGCGGCCCGTATAGAGATTATCAAATAGTAATTGAAGCGCACGATTCTAATGGAAATACTTCGGCTGGAAATTTAGTTGGAACTAGCAACGAGAACGGATGGACTGCGAACAGTAATGGGTATGATATAATATGCGTAAAAAATCCAAGGCAAACCGGAATAGAGCTTGGTGGAGGAATACCAACTCAATACTCTATTTTCAGTGGGAATTTATACAACGGGCAGCCGGGAACTGGATATTTTTCAAACAGCGGCAGCGTTTACAATAGCTATAATTATATGGGGGTAAACGGCGATATTATAATAAAATATAATAACGGAATATTTAATTCAAACCTTGCTGGGGGATACCTATATGTTTGGACTGGACAGTTTCCTAAGCTAGAAACAATTAATAGGTCTGGAATTTACGGTCAGGTTACTCGCTCTAGGTTTAATTTTGACCCGACACTTGGATACATACATCACCCAACTGCCGCCGTTCCATTTAGGGGCTCAAGTTATGTATATATTAGTGTTAGTTTTTTTGATGAATTGGACTCTTTGGCTATAGATAATGGAAGAGATATATCAAAATTTCTATACATGAGCGATAATGCAATAGCGTATAATGATGTTTCCGCTGGCTCTGTTTCAGTTGGAGGACACCAAACAATACAATCAGTTCAATACGCGGGAAGTGGAAATCCGACAGGAATACTACCATCAAACACAACAGTAATATCATATAGCTACAATAATGGAGTTAGTTCTGTTCTTTATTTGTCATCACCGATAATAGCAACTGGATACTCAAATTATTCAGGTTCATTAAACCAAAACGCCGGTGGAATGGGAGGGAAGGCAATATTATTGAATAATAATATAATAAGTGCGCCAACTGTAACCATATCTTGCAATTCAATGAATTCATTCCATGATTTATTTGGAAATAATTCTACAAGTTGTTCATCGTGCTGCTCTCAAATAAATTCTATTTCGGTGGGTCAATCTATTTATTTTTATCCGTCTTCTTTAAATAATTGTCTAGGTGTTATATCAGCCGGAAATTACTCTAATGGCTCATCTGTATTTAATATAGTTCAAGATGACCCTTCTAATTGGATGGGTTCAGCGGGCTCTCGTTGGGGAACGCCATTTATAGTAACTAGAATATCATAAAATGCAATACCCTGATTGTAAAAATTTGATTGATTCTGGAGGGGTTTTTAAAACTTGTGAGTTAATAGCTAATTACACCGGCGGACTCAGTGGAAGAGTGGTTCCAGCAATGTGCCAATCTACCTGCAAAATGTTCGGCCCTTATTGTGGTAAAAAAATATCTAAAGAAGAAGAGGCTAAATTTGTTTCAAAAATATTTATATTTGATTTCTCGGCTACAAAATTTGAGTTCTTGAAAAGAATATTGGGGCAATATTTGATGCCAGTAAAAATAAGGTATCCAGAAAAGGAATGGATTGAAATAAAAAAATCACTTAAGCCATTCGTTGATTCAGGTGAGATATCAAAAATTTACCTAACTGGCTCATTATTAATTGAGAAGGAAAATCATAAGGATTTCGACATTTTATTAAAAATAAATACTTGGAAAAACCATAAAATAATAAAAGATAGGCTGCCTAAAACAATAATGGGTAAAAATTGCGACTATTTTTTTACTTCACTGGAAGAAATGCACGATAGGACTTTTTGCGTAATGGATTGCGACGAAAAAATATTATATACTACATCTTGGTATGAATTAAAAATAGAAAGCTTGCCAGATTTTTTAACGGTAAAAAAAAGTGAGCCCCTTCATATAAACAAATACATACAGGAAGAATTAAAGAAAAATTTAAATATATTTTCCGGTAAATCAAATAAAGAATTTTCAAGTTCTCAGCTAGAGGCCAAAATAAATTGGAAAACAGTGGAATCAAGTTGGAAAAAGGCAATATCTTTTTTGAAATCAAATATTAGCTTGTTAACAAAAGAAAAAATAAGCGACGAATTATTGAAGCAAAGAATTCAATCATGTTTTGGAAACGGAAAAGATTTAAAAGAATGCGAAGTTTTATCAAAATCTGATGATGGAAATTTTTATTGCGGAGCCTGTGGATGTGGAAAAAGCGAAATGACAAAATTAAGCAATTCTGAAAACGAAAACTCTTTCAACAAATTACACTATCCTTATCTTGAGTGTCCATTAAATAAAAAAGGTTTTAATAATTACGTCATTTCGACAAAAAGTTAATAATTTTATTTACTTTTTTATCAGTCAAACCTTTCCACGGATTTAATTGAAAAAAATGTTTTCCAAATGACTTTAAATTATCGTAATCATTTGAGGAGTCGTCAACTACGATATAATTGTCAATATCTTTCTTGTATTTGTCTATCCACCAATTTATCTCTTTGTATTTTTGTCCGGTAATAGCTGTTTTGCTTATAAATCTTTTTGCATATTCTTTTTTCAAGCCCTGATGTATTAAGCCATCGGTTAATTCTTTCAAAGATACGAATCTCCTCCAAGAACTAGATACGACTATATTTAAATCAGGTATAACAGCTAAAAGTTTATTAAGAGAATTGACGTTATCTGGGCAAATTTGAGTTTTGCAGACTTCCTCGGTGGTATAGTCGTCTTTGTATATATTGTTTTTAGGAGTCTCAAAATAAGACAAATTATTCAATGTTCCATCAACATCTAAAAAGCATATAATCATAATATAATTATAAATTACACAAAAATAAAATATCGTGTAAAATTTAATTATCAAATAATTATTTTATGGAAAATTCAAAAGAACGTCAAGAAATTAAAGAGCTTACCGAGGCATTCGCTGGTCTTGTTAAACAGTTGGAAGTAAAAGCCGACTCTGACAAAAACGACCCAGCAACCAATAGCCAAATACAAAGCTGCATGAATGCTATATATTCTGTCGCTAATAATTTGCACAGTCGAATGGATAGAATGCAGGCCTCGATTTGGAATTATCAAGATTCTCATGCGTCCGGCCATTTACCTAAATGCCCTTCACCAGAACACATGGAGGCGGCATTGAAATCTCTTGGGTGGAATAAGAATTTTGAAGTTCAAAAGAAAACAGTTTATGCTTCAAAAGATATGTTTACAATTAAATCTAGCAAAAAATAATGAAAAAAGACAAATACAAATATAAAATAGTATTTGCTTCTCAAATTAAATCAATAAATACAGAAGAAAAACAGCAAATTATATCTTTTGCGTCTAAAAGCGATAATTTAAAAAAATTATTGCCTAAAGATGTTAATATATCTGACAACGAAGGTTTTGTTGTTTTTAGTGGGGAGGCTTTTATAAGCAATAAGCTTAACGCTAATTTCGACGGCGTTCAAACCGCAGAGGCAATAAAATTGGCCGCTAAATATCCTTTTACATTCGTTGACGTAAATCACTCTCGTAAGAATCTATGCGGCGTTATAGTGTCGGCAGAATATACAGATTGCGCCAACGGCTCTAAATTGAAGGAAAATGAAATTTCAGCGAGCAAAAACCCATTTTGTGTTTCAATAACTGGTATAATTTGGAAAGCACCAAATCCAGAATTAGCAGAAGCAGTCGCTAACATGGAAAATAAGAATTCAGAATTAAAGGATTCTGTTTATTTGTCTTGGGAGCTTGGATTTAGTGACTATAATTTGGTATTGATAGACAAAAACAAAAATCCAGAAATGTTAATATCGAAAGGCGAATTAATTACCGATGAAAAACAAATAGAAAAACTATCTGATAAATTGATATCCAATGGCGGGAATGGATTCTCCGATGACGGAAAAATAATTGGAAGAGTCCCGATAAATGACGTTATACCTTTAGGTGTTGGATTAGTTGAAAATCCGGCGGCTTCTGTGAGCCCTATTGTAGTAGAGAATTCATCCAAGCAAGAATCTAAAGCGAATTCAAACATTCCCAAACCATTCAAAAAATTAATAAAAAAACTATCTAAAGAAAAAATAACCAAAGAATACTTCCAAGAATCTCTTTCAAATTTAATAAACGCATATTCATTCTCAAACGAAGGAAGTGAATTATTTTTCAATAAAGAATTGGGGATTTGCCCAAAATGCAGTTCATTAGCCAACGAAAATTCATCCAGATACGAAAACGGCTCGATATATTGCGGTTCTTGTGGCTGCGCTACCAATGGAAGCCTTTGGAAGAGTGATAAAAAAGAAAAATTAGTGGACGATTCGGTTGTCTATAAAATGATTGCCAATAAGATAGTTTCAAATACCGAAATATTCGCGGGGATACAAGATTGCGACATTAAAAAAGAAATAAAGATAGAGTCGTTGGCATCTGAACATAAAACTGTTAAATGCTCATGCGGAGACACCATATCAACTTGCAGATGTTCGCATCCAGATAAAAAAGTCGAAATAGTTAAAAATGGATGCAAAAATTGTCGCGAAAAAGAAGTTTTAGCAAATAATATTTCACAAAGTAATAATTCTGATGTAATTAACGATAATAATACAAAAAATTCATATATGAAATTGGAAAAAATTGAACAGCTTACCGACGAAAACATTAAAGAAGTTAAGTCTTCTGATATTAAAGAGCTTTTTGCTTCTGCCAATAAACAGGCCATAGAAGAAGGAATTAAAAATATCTCTAAAGAATATTCAGATAAGCTAACCGCCAAAGAAAATGAAATCAAAACTCTTTCTTCTCAGGCGGAAAAAACAGCTAACGATATAAAAGATTTGAATTCCAAATTGGAGGAAGTTACTAAGAGTTACAATTCTCTAGTAGAAGCCAACAAGCAAAAAGAAAAAGTTGAATCATTTTCCGCTCGTATGTCTTCTATTGAAAGCAAATTTGAACTAAATGAAAAGCAAAAAGAAATAGTCGCTAATAAAGTAAAAGCGATTGACTCTGATTCTGACTTTTCAAATTATGTAAAAGAAATTGAAATTCTTTTGCCGCTAAAAAAAGAATCTGAAAAAACCGAATCTTTTGCATCCAAAGATGAAAAGTCGGCGGTTTCAGACGCTTTGAAAAACGGCGAAAAAGAAAAGGAAGCTCTTCCGAATGCTGGTTCTAAAGAACAATCTTTGGCTGAAAAAGCTAAAGCTGGTTTCGGATTGGGAGCTTGGACTGTATCCGACAAAAGAAAAAATAGAATTTCTTAAAAAATAATTTCACATATAGATAATTAATTGTAAATAACTTTAACAAATAACGTAAATAAAAAATTATGCCTCAACTAAGACCACTACGCGATATCAGCGACCACGAAATTATTCCTTTCTTTTCGTTCAGCGGTAACTACCCTACGACTAAAGGCGCTCCGGTAAAAATTGTTTCAGGTTTTTACGCCGACCAAGCTGGCCCTTCTTCTTATGGTGCCGTTGGTAATACATATCAAAATACCGTAACTAACCGTTATGGTGTTCAGGCTCAAGTTGGTCTTTGCACCTCTTCAGGTGACAAAGCTCTTGGATTGCTACTTTATGATGCTCGCGAAGTTGATGAAAACGGCGAAAAATTGATTTTACACCCAGATAAAGCCGAGCGTATGCAAGCTCGTCCGTCCGGTTGGTCTATACCGATTGCTAGACGCGGACTTGTGGAATACAGCGGCGCTTGGGCGGCCAACGCGGTTGGTGGCGAAGTCGCTTACCTATCTGTTGACGGCAGCACCGTTACTACGACTGGAACAGCCGGTCTTTCGACTAAGATGGGTCGCTTCTACGGCCCGATGGACAGCAATGGTTACATAATGTTGTTCATTGATATTGACTATAATTAATATTAAGTAAATTAAGAACAATTTAAAAATAAAATAATATGATTGAACTAAATAGCAACCCAGATAATGAAGCCCTAGCTAAAGCTATCGGTAGCCGAAACGGTCAAGAATCCGCTCAGGCGGCGGAAGCTTTTGCGGCTGGAATTTGGCCTGTTTTACAACAGGTTCTTATGCAAGCTGGAACTGCATCGTTGATTTATACCGACTATGCTTTCGATGAGGATACTGCGCCGACGATTCCGCTGGATTTCCTATACGGTGAAGGCGCGAACGTAGTTCAGACTTGGAGTTCTACTATCGGTGGTGGACTTCCGACCTCTGAAGTTTATACGAGCGATGAAGCTCGCGTGAGCTACTACGAAGTTGAATCTGCCGTTTCTTTCCGCAAGAAATATGCGCGCAAATCCAACCTAAACATTCTCTCGAACTCGGTCGAGCGCATGATTAACGAAATTTTGGTGAAACAAGAGCTACAATCTTGGGCTGTAATCGCTCAAGGAACCGCTCAGGCTTCCACCAATGTAAACGGAACAAATGTTAACCACATTGTAACAGCCGCTTCGCAAGGTATTTTCCTCTTGTCTGACTTGAGCAAAATGATTACCAAATCACGCAGAATCAACCGTTCATTCGCTCAAGGCACTCCGGTTAATCCTTATTCTAAAGGTGTTACGGATTTGTTCGTTTCGCCCGAAGTTAAGGAGCAAATTCGTGGTTTTGCTTACAATCCCTTGAACAGCAAAGGGGCTGGTGGTGCAACTCTAGGTGGTTCCGACTACCGCTCTAACGGTATCGCTCTTCCTGACGCGGTTCGTCAAAAAATTTACGAATCCGCCGGTAGCTCAGAATTGTTTGGTATTAATATTACCGACTTGAACGAACTAGGTGTTGGTGGTAAATATAACAACTTGTTTGGTGCTTTTGCTACTGGTAACATTGCGCCCGGTGGCGGAACATTCAGCACATCAACTAACGAAATTCTTTTCGGTATTGATTTGACCAAAAAAGCTTTCGCTCGCGCGGTTGCTACTAATGGTGACACTGGCGGAATTGTTACGGTTAATGTTGACGACCAATTCCCGCTTCGCTCCGATAAAGTTGGCTTCTGGGCCAAAGTAAGCGAAGGCCGTGTTCTTTTGGACGCGAGGGCTACAATTGGATTGGTAATTTAATATAAAATATTAAATATAAAAAAATTCAAATCCGGCTGAAATATGCCGGATTTTTTATTTTATACTTATTAGTCCACAAAATAATATATTTGTGTAAAATTATTCCAAATACCATATAATTAAACAAATAATAAAAGGCAAAGGTTTCGATATGACAAAAAATTCTAAAAAAAATAAAATTAAAATTTCAGAACTAGAACAAACTGACGGTAAATTAATTGAAAAGGATTTGGCCGATTCCAAGTTAGATATTCTATTGGGTGCCGACGGTATGGGTAGATACGGAACTCTTAATAAAGAAGATTATCAAAAAAAAATAGAAAATTTTAATACCGCCGAATTAAGAAATCATGCTATTTATGCTGGATTGATTCCAATTCCCGATGTTAACAGACTAAAAAAACAATTATTGATTGAATTCGATAAATATGTATTAGCATTCAAAACTCCGACAAAATTTAAAACCAATAAAATGCCAAAAGAAAAAGAAGAGGAAGCTCTTAAAATAATGTCAATGCTTAGGAAGTGATTGTTTTATTAGTGTAGATATTATTGATAATTTATTAGTTTATTTTTATGAATTTTAAGAAGAAAATTTTTTCAATACTAGCGATTTTATTTTTAGTTTCTAAGTGTTTTTCTGCTTATGTTCCTTTGCCAAATACAACTAATTTATTTGCAGGGGATGGAAATGGAGGGGCGGTTGACTCTGGATTGAATCAGAGTTCAATCGTATCAACAAATTACTTGTCTGGAGGAGGATGGTGGGAACTTTATACAAATAAGACCGCTCTTTATGAAGGTAAATTATATTACTTCACTAATTCTACAACAGCAGGTTTGCAGGAATGTCAAAATGCACAACAAGCAGTTTTAAATGCCCCTTCTTCTATAAATATACACCTACAACCAAACTCCACATATACATTTGAATCGCCAGTATATTTTACTAATAACGTAAGAATTTCTGGGGGAACAATGAACAGCACATGGCTGCTTTACGATGGGCCGACCAACCTTTACAGCTACTCCTATTTCACCAACATCATTTTTCCAATGTTCCGCAACGATGGCATTGAAGATGGGACAAATTACACGAAAGTTGGATTAATAAATTTTTATTGCAACCCATATATAGCTCCGCAATCAAATGCTAACCGAGTAGTGGGATGGCAGCCGCCTTATTATGACATTTATTTGGATAATTTTACGGTGTCTGTCAAAACAAATTTGCCTTGCGTAATAATAGCGGGCGGAGCTTTTAACGCTTACATAGACCGAGTTAACATTGGCGGGGAAGGTATGTTCAGGACAAATTCTCTGGGTTCACAGATTGCATTTCTTGAGGTTACAAATGCTCCGTTGGAAATCGCATTAGCGTTGGACGTTCTTTATTGTTTCAAAATTCACGAGAGTAAGGTGCAGGGATGCGCGGATGGTTGGTTGAGTATCGGCAACGCCAACGTGAAAGTGGACGACTGCACAGCCAGCAGCATCAGTTATTGGATTAAAAACGGGTCGCCAACCAAAGGCAATGGTTTCCCGACGAACTCTTGGATAGGCGTCGGCCCTGCGCTCTACTTCGGGCAAGTCTCCAACGACGCATGGGTTCACACTTATGCAACTTATTCCTGTAAGATTGACTTTTGGTGTGAGGCTGGTTCAATGCAAGACTTCACCGATTACTCGCCGCAAGGCGCTTTTGGTGGCGTCGCTATTGCTGATGACCATTCTTGGTATGGGAAAGCCGATTGCGAAGGCGGTAGTAGCCAATGGCAAGGCTGGATAGTCAAAAACGTCATTCAAGTATCTGACGGCAGCTTTGCTATTAGGCAGATAAGTGCCAATGACATCACCAACGGCATGAATGCTGGCATCAGCGACTTCTTTGGTCAAGGACTTGGCGTAAATGCAAGTGCCAATTATGGCCCGGGTGCCGGAAACGGTTGGGCATTTAATCAAGGCGTTCTCGATGGCCCGAACCTCGTGAACGGCTGGTGTTCGATTGGTGCGGGCGGTGGAACTGGCGTCAACTATTTTGGGGACGCTTATCCGATTTACGGCAACGGCGCTTATCTCTACAACGTGCAAGGCTCGGCCATCACTGGAACGCTGGGCAACAACACGACCGGCTCCGCAGCCAACGCGACCAACCTAAACGGCGTTGCGGCGGGCAACTACGCGCTCAAGACCGACGCGACCAACGCTGCATCTGCGGTTGCGGCGACGATTCCGGGAAGCAAAGTTTTGCTCGCCACTAACGCGCCGGATGGAAATGTTTCCGCCTCGCTGAACAATGTTTCCAACCTTGTTGCCACGCTGCCGTTGCCCGCCGCCAACCTCGTCGGCACGGTTTCGGCGGCGAACCTGCCAGCGGGCGTGGTGACAAATGGAACTGTTTTGACTGCGATTTCAACCAACCAGTTTTTGGTGAACTATCCAGCCAACACAAATTTCAACGGCACATACACCGTGGCTGTCCGCGATAATGCCAATCAGTATTTTGATTTCACTAACAAAACTTATCACTTGGCATACAACGCTTCTGTATGGGGTGCAAATATTTGGGCTTTGGCAACGGACACCAACAATATTGGTTCAATAGTTGTCTATAACGCCGTCTTTGGAAACCCTACTCCGATTGGTTTGTGGTTAAATGCTTCTGACAATTCGGCAGCCGGAAACTTTGTTTCTTTCGTTTATCTGCCGCAAACCAACGCGCCCGCCAGTTTGAAGCTGGATTACATTTTTACCAACCTCGTTACCACCAACGCTTACGTTGACCCGCTGCGTGGTTCCGATACTTATGGCCGAATTGGTTATTACCCATTCCAAACCATCAACGCCGCCATCAATTCCACTAGCGCACCCGTGGACATTTATCTAGCCGAAGGTCAATACAACGAAAATTTCATTTTGCGAAAGACGCAAAGGCTATTCGGCAAAGGTAACGCCAGCCAAATCAGCGGTATTCTTTATGTAGTGGACAGTAACACAGTGGACAGCGTAAAAATCATCGGCTCGGGTTATTTTGAGGCGGATGCCAGCACGGGCGTTTATTTCAATAACGTGATGGCCGATTCAAGCGCGGTTGATTTGTTTCAAGTTCAAACGGCGCGCACAAATTGGACGTTTGTAAATTGCCATTTCAAATGCTCCGGCACTTTATACAACGGCAACATTTCGGGGACAGAAAACCATTTCAACGAAATTTTAGAGGCTTATGGCAGCGGCGTTTCAGGCCAAAACTACGCCAGCGGTTACGGCGGCAGCGTAAATCTAAACACTACGGGAACGGTCAACATTTACGGCGGCTCGGTGGTTTGCACAAACTTGAGCCTATCTTCCGGCGGTTTATTCCTCAACAATTCAGGATGGTCAAACACGACATGGAATCTTTACGGCGTTTGCTTTTCACACAATCTGAACTCCAGCAACCCTGCAATTTACAATTCAACTACGGGCAAAGTTAATGGAACTTACTTTGACAACGGAACTAACTTTGTTTTGAGCGGAACATTTTTAACCGCAACCAATACGCTCACCGTTGCTGCAACGGGAGCAACAAATAACACGGGCGACACTTATCTCGTTTCCGTCACTGCCGGAACATCAATGGCATTGAAAGACCAGAATGGCAATCAATACCTGACACCCATCGCTAACTCGGCCTTCCCGCTAAAACCAAGTCAACGATTTACTGGGTCTGGCATCACGGCCACTGCTTTAATTATTAGCAAATGACCCGCCACCAACCAACCCGTTCCTACCTGCTATTGCTGCTGGCGTTGCTGCTGGGCGGTTGCGCGGCGCAGGCCATGCCGCCGGTAAGCAAGCCAATATCTCAATCTCAAACAGTTCAATTAATTTCTATATTAGATACGAATGCAATACTTCCATTCAATCAAGTTAATTTTTACGCAGCGCAATTAACTGACACGAATTGGACTTTAGTTGGCTCTTCTTCGACAACAAACGGAGCCTTAATGGTAACTAATAGCCAACTTTTTTCTCAGCCGTTTAATTCAACGTGGGTTTTTGCTTCTGAAGTAACAAATACATCAGTTGGATATCCTTTATACGCAAGTGATTACACTACAATTACGAATAAATTGGGAGTTCAGCCTTCAATAGCATTAAGTCGCCCATTGACAATAAATATAATACCAAAAATCCAGTAAAAACTTACAAAACACTCCAATTGATTCCGTCGTTTATAATAGTATAGGATGAGCCGCTAATTATTGATAGCGTCAAAACTCTTTGATTTGAGAATATGTAGTCTGGATAGGTTCCAGAAAGATTTATTGTATTTCCTTTGTTTTTTATTATATATTGCCTTCCTATGTTTTGAGATATAGATGGCAAAATCCAATTAACTACAGAAGTTCCGGTATTGAAATAAAGAGGTTTATTCGATAAATTGAAATTGTTATTATTTCCTGTTACGGTAAAATTGTAAGATATATTTTCGTTAAAATTGCCGGATTTTATATTCCAATTTCCATAAAGTATGCTGTTTTGCCAATCTAAAGTATTGTATATTGTAGAATTAGATGGGCGGCTATATAAAAGTCTATTTCCAAAATCTATTGATGTTTTCTGTCCGTGAACTAGGTCAACATCGTATTGAAGAGCGTTTTTCCAATCAATTACTGGTTGAGCATAGCTGTAAAGTATCAGGTTATTGAAGTCAACAGTATTTTGTCCGTATTGATTATTAAGTAAGTAATTATTTGAATCAATTAATTGGACTCCGCCAATCGTATATATTCCATTCGCAAATGACTTTTGGCCTGAGATTATTTGCTGACCAGTCTGATACACAACAATATTATAAAAGTAGTTTAATTGAGACTGTAGAAAGCCTGAAGCGTTGTTTAAATCGTATATGCGAGCGCCAGTCCACCCTCCAAGAGTTCCATTTCCATCGTGAACCGATATTTGGTATGTGTCCGTGTTTACGGTAATTTCGCCGGAAACACCGGCAAAAGTAGAGGACTGAAAAGAGTTTCCTCTCCTAAATTGAACCTGAGTTGTTGTATTGGACGGCATAATTGATATTTAAAAAATAATATCTATTATTTTACACTCTAAAAAGTGTGTAATAATTATTATATCATTAATATGTCAAATTTGAATGTAATTCAAGGAACAAGTTTTTTGGTTTATTTGAACGCACAAAATACAGATGGGTCGCCTATAAATTTATCTGGATATTCGGCGGTTGGATATGTTAAAAATCAATACTCCGATACCGGAATTATATTAAATTTAAATGCAACTCCAGTTCAACCATTTAATTCTGGAATAATTGCAATATCAGGCTCGTCATATACAACATCGTCTATTCCGGTTGGTCAATTTATTTATGATGTTATACTTTCGAGTTCTTCAAAAGGAATAGAAGTGATAGAAGGTTCGTTCAATGTATATCCCTCGCCTTCTGTAAATGTTGTGGCTTATTCAGGCGGAACAATAAATCCTAATACGGTGGTTTCAAATTCAAGTTATTTAACTTTGTCGAATTCTTCTATATACATATACAATGGTAGCGGTAATGCAGTTTGGGTTTTACCTTCGGTTTCAAATTCGGTTAACACCGTTTATTATATAAAAAATAGAGGCGGAGCAACACTTAATATTACAGGAGTATATCCAGACCAAATATATTCTACGTCGCCAGTTTATTCATTTAATATATTGTCTGGTCAATCCTATATGTTTAATGATGACGGTCAATATTGGGACGTTCAATAATTAAATAAAATTATGTTAGTATTAGATTCAGCAACAAATATATACAATAATGAACTCGGTTCGCCGACCAATACTTCGATACCGGCTATAGTAACTTATTTAAGGTCTAATGTCGGGGATTTGAATAATTTGCTTGGAGAATGCTTTTCTTTAAACAATATACAGGGAACCACAAACTATCTAGAAATAATACAAGGAAACAATAATCAATGCTTGATAAGCGACGAGGCGATGGAAATCTATAAATATATTTATTTAATGACCTATTATCAAAGAATGGTTTTTTCATTTACTGGCGTTGGCGATACTAACATTCTAGTTCAAGCGAGTTCTGATGAAGGAACATTAAGATTTGTAGATAAAGGAAATCTGGCAAAAATATACATAGGTTTAAGAAAAGATACGGAAAATACTTTAAAAACATTGGTAAATAAATACAAAATGAGAAGACAGACCGCGCAGCAAGTAATTGGCGACGATGTTATAATAAAATACAAGGCGAACTATCCAAACGGCGAGCCGGGAATACTTTATCAAAACGATTTATATTAAAATTTAAATGCTTTCATCATATTTAAATTCTAACCAATTAGCTGATTTAACTGGTCAGTTTAGTAATCTTTTTGCAACATTTTCGACTGGTATAAGTAATTATGTAACAGTAATAAAGGAACCAATTAAAGTTATTCAAAATAGCTCGGAGCAAGTTTTGGCGGGATATGGAGGAGAAAATCAAAATATACAAGATGTTGTTTATCAGCCAGTTACGGGTATTTTTCCGGCTGTAATAATTTACCCAAATTCAATGACTGAAAGACAATTCGGGCAGCTTAAATTTAATTTAGACGAAAATCAAATATCAATAAAAGTAGATTCGACTACGGCGGATTTTTTGACTCGCGGCAAAACAGAAAGAATACTGGTTAATGATTCATATTATAATATGGAAATAACTCCAAGAGTCCAAAATTATTTTGGTTTAAAATATTACTATTTCAAATTAACCTCAACAAAATAAAATGTCTGCGGTTTTAAATACAATAAGTTTTAATAAAAAGTTAGAAAATCTAACTAAATCAAAGTCATTCATTGCTTTCGCTAGAAACGCGGCGGAAACAAGAACTAATGCAGCAAAAGAAAATTTAATAGAAAGTTTAATGGAGGAGCCAGTTATAAAGGAGATTCAGGAGGCCTCAAAAGACCCGTCAATACAAAATTCCGAATTTGTTTCTAAAGGAAATCTAGTGGCGGCTTTGGGGTTTCATCAGGGGTCTGACCCAGCCGGAGAATTAGCAGAATATTTAGAGGAAAATATTTATCAAAAGGAATCTTCGCCAAAAATAAATTGGAGTCCAAACAAAACTCAATATTCTTTTTCCATAAATTATCCATCCAAAAATCAAATAAACGAACATTTTTCAAGTGATGCGGAATCAAAGCTTGAATGGACAAATCGCTCGTGGATAGATATAATAGAAAATGGAATATCAAATGCTTTAAAAAAATACATATTTTGGAGCGAAGGTTTCAAGCCGGAAGGAATTTCTCGCTCCACTACTGGTTTGCAATCAAAGGGTTCGGTTAAAAACGTCGCTACTTTGACCCCTTCAAAATTTTTAACAAAATTATTGGACAATTTCAAAAAACAAATAAATAAATGAATTATCAATACTCCCATTTAGCAGTTTCTTCGTTTATGTTGTGGCTGGACAATAGAATTCAGTCTCAAACCGGATTTTATTTGACAAATTCTCAATTTTATCCAATAAATCAGACTTATGCGGGATACAAAGTATATTCTGGGCCATTCGGAGCTTTGGTTGGCGATACATCAGTGACTAACAATGTTTTAACTGGGGTTTACATAGATAATACATTTACTCCGGTGGGGACATATCCTTTGTCTGGAATAAATTACGAAAAAAGTCAAATATATTTGGATAGCAATTTTTCGACTCAAAACCCAATATCTGGAGCCAATTATGCAATAAAAGAAGTTAATACTGTAATGGCTAATTTTCCAGATATTTCAATGTTGTTTGAGTCGAAGCTTCAATTAAGGCCTAAAATGCCTCAAATTCCAACTGGTTTAAATAATAATATATTAACATATCCATCAATTTTTATAAAAAACGATGGAAACAGAAATGAACCGTGGGAGTTTGGAGGGATAGATGCAACAACAAATATAATTAATTGTTATATATTCTGTGAATCATTATATCAGTTGGACGCCGTTTGCAATTTAATTCAAGACGCTAGGTATAAATACGTTCCTTTATTTAATCCTTGGGAAATGCCATATAACAATATGGGTGGTTATGTTTCTGGAAGGATTTACAATTACCAACAAACCGCAGGTCAAAAAGTTGCTCAAGGTTACTCGGCTCTAATAGAATCGGTTGAAATAAATGATTTTGGAAAAAGAGGTCTTTCATCTGAAATAGAGAACATGACAACCGATGCTTTTTTCGCATTGGCGACCATAAATCTTTGGAAACCAAGATTAACGAGTTAATAATTGAAATAATAAAAAGAATTTCACATATAATATTTTAGTGTAATATTAACAGAATAACTAATAAAAATTTTTAATAAGGAATAAATACAATGCCCTCTTTACGCCGCATATATAACGCAGACCTAGTTTACATTGGCCCTACAGGTCAAAACCCCGCAACTGGACAGCTTTTCGCGGGTTCTCAGTGGGGGAATTTGTCTGGAAGTATAGCGTCTGGAACTAATTTGATTTCAGAATTATATCGTGTTCAAAAAGTTGACCACGGTTGGAATAGAAAATTGAAAGTTTTGAATCAAATAGGTCAGCTTTCTCAAGTTGATTTGGTTCCTATTGAGCCACCGGACGTTACTTTTTCCATTTCATACGTTCAGGCTAATTTGGCTAACGAATATTTGATGGGATTTAACGTGAATAGAGCGGGCGATACCGCTCCAATTGGTTGTATTTCTGGTATTTTAAATGCCTCTACAACTCCTAAAAATATTTTCGTAAAATCAACTTCTGATAATTCGGACGCAATCGGAGCAAATCAAAGTGATTATGACGTTATTTCATTTGGTAATGCTTTTATAAGTTCTTACTCGGCTCAAGGAAAAGTTCTTGACTTTCCAACTGTTGATATTGGATTTACGGCGCTTAATACTCAGGCGCAGCACATTTGGCAAGCCAATACTGGTAATTGGGCTTCTTCTCCAGCAGTTTATCCGACAAACGGACAATTGATAACTGGATGGGGATATAATCTTCCTACAGGAACCACAAATTATCAAGCCATCGGAACGAACTCAAATATTACTGGATTAAGTGTTTTGAGACCCGGTGATATAGTTCTAAACTTAGGGTTGAATGCCGGTGACGGTTTCTTCGCTCCTTCTGATTTGAAGGCTCAGAGCTACAATTTGTCGTTCAACTTGAATCTTGAAGATTTGGCTCAATTGGGTAGCAAATACTACTACGCTAAAATGCCTCGCTTCCCCGTTGAAGCTACGCTAACTGTTGAATTTTTGGCCGGTGATATTCAAACTGGCGCTCTAACAGAAATATTCAACAACAATCTTACATACAATCCTTCAATAACTATAAATCAACCCGGAACCACAAATGCGGTTGTATTCTATCAGTTGAAAGGCGCTAAATTTGAAAGCCAAAGCTCTTCATTGACAATCGGAAGCAATAAGACTGTTTCTATAGCTTTCAGAAGCACTTTAGGAAGCGCAACCGACTTGAATAATAACGTATTCATGTCTGGTATTTGCTACTAATAGTTTGTTTGACGGATTTAAGGTATTAATTTTACCCCAATTGGGGTGGATAAGGTATGGACGCTAAAAAATTACACAACGTATTATTATTTACTTGCGACAGAAGGTTAAGGTTTATAGCTATAGAGGCTTTAAAAATACTTGAAGAAAAACACAGGTATATTCAATCATTAGAAAGTGTTTTAATAAAAGCTGGTATAGGCGAATACGAAAATTCAAGCCAAGACTTTCAAAAATCAAGAAAGATAATCTTGGACTGCTTAAACTCTTCACTTAGAGATTTGGAAAAATTGGACGATTTAGTTAAATAAATTCATTTATTTGCTATAATATAAAAATGAAAAAATTATATTCCTTTACAGTAAACACGCCAAAAGAAATCGATGAAATAATTGAAAAAACAAATGAATCGGGCGAAAAAATAAAAGTTGTCGAAAAAGTTAAAAAAGACAATTTCCAAAATTATTTTATTTCAAAACCGTCAATTTCAACAAATCACGAGATGGAGTTATTTTATGAATCTATAGTTTCGGATTGCATAAAAAGAGGCATAATGTCTCAAGTTCAAATCAAAAAAAGACTCCTAAATGATGGCGGGGTTTTAAGTGATGAGCAAAAATCGGAATACAATTCTCTTTGGGACAAGCTTTATTCTTTAAGGGCGGATTACAATAAATTAAACGACGAGCCAGAAAAAAACAAAGAAAAAATGGAAAAAATAAATAAAGAAACAACTGAAACGCTGGTTAAATTGCAGGATTTTGAGGAAAAACACGGCGGCTCAATATATGAACATACTGCGGAAAATATAGCTAGAAATAGAACTGCGCTTTGGCTGATGCTGCACTTGTCTCACAAAGAAATTAACGGAAAAGAAATTCCTTATTTCGGAGACGGAGGATATGTTGATAAATTCAAAAAATATGAAGAAATAGAAAAAGAAGAGGACGAGGAAAAAAATAAAATTTTAGAAAAATTTCTTTTAGCAACATCTCTTTATTATTTCAGAGGTATTTCAAAACAACAGGATTTTGATGAAATTTTCAAAATGAAGGATTTAAAAGATGCTAAAACGTGAAAGACTCGGAAAATCATTTAATATTTCTTTCCATCATAAATGGATTTAGTTTTTCTTATTCAAACGGGGTTGAGTTCTACATAAAGCATCCTTCAAAATTCGAGACACTAGATTCAGAAAAGGAATACATAAAACATTTAAAAATAGCTCAAGAAAAAAAAATACCAACTTACGAGCAGCGAGAATCTGAAATAATAAACGACGGAGTTTTTTCAAAAAAAGAAAACGAGTCCATAAAAAATGATAGACTTCTAATCGAACACATGAGGGAGCAAATCTCTCAAAGTTATCTTTTTTCAAAAAGAAAAATTTTCAAAAAAGAAATTTCTGAAGCCATTAATAGAATAGATAAATTAATGGTTAAAAAAAATATACTCATTGGCAGAACGGCGGAACAGTTCGCAAATGAAAGGTTGTTGTATTATAAAATATTCAACAACACATATAAAGACCAAAACTTCAAACATAAATATTTCGAGGTCGAACCAGAACAAGAAGAATACAACGAATTTGTAAATTTATACAAAAAAGAAATAAATAAAATTAATGGAGAATCAATCAAAAATATAGCATTGTCGAGTTATTTTATATCAATGTATAATATGTGCGGAGACAACGCCTACTTTTTCTACGGAAAACCGATTATACATTTAACTGATTTCCAATCTGATTTGTTTATCTATGGAAAATACTTTAAAGATTTAATGTCTAGATACGGTGGAGAAATACCTGATGAAATGAAGGAAAAACCGGACGATATTATAGAATGGTTTGAAATTAAGCAAAATGTTGATAAATTTAAAGTTTTAGAAGGTGATGGAGATGATAACAAGAATGCTTCTACAATTGTCGGCGCAACAAAAGAAGATTTGAAAATAATGGGGGTTATACCGGCTCAAATGGCTAATATGTCTGAAATAATGGCTAAAAAAGGTAAAACGGTATTATCTAAAGATGATTTGTATAATATGGACTCATAATGTGTAATATAAATTAATTAGATAATAAAGGATAAGGAAATGGCATTTGACGGAGATTTACAGGCAGTATTAAATCTTGACACATCAGCCGCACAAAGAAAGGCGGCTGATTTTGCTCGTTCATTTCCTGCTATAAAAATAAGAGTTGACGGGGCTCCTTTAGGTAGAATATCGAGAGAGGTAAATGAGTTCGATAAATCATTGGCAGCCGCAAACTCTCGAACATTGGCGTTTGCGAGTTCGGCTGGTCAGCTATATGGAATATCAAGGGCGTTCGGAGAATTAGTAAAACAAACAGTTGAGGTTCAAAAATCATTAGCTAATATAAACGTAATCCTTAATCTTTCACAGGGTAGTTTGGCGCAATTTTCAACAAAATTATTCGGAATAGCGAATACAACCGCCCAATCATTCAAAACTGTTTCTGAAACGGCACTTCAATTTGCTAGGCAAGGTCTTGGAGTTGAAGAAACATTAAAAAGAACTTCGGCTGCATTGACATTAGCTAGAATTGGTGGTGTTGACTTGGACACATCAATGAAGGCCATTACAACCACTTTAAACACATTTACCGAGGCTGGAATAGAAGCATACGATATTGTAAATAAAATTGCGACGGTTGACACTAAATTTAGCGTATCTGGAAATGTAATAGCGGAAGCTTTGACTCGCGTTGCATCTACGGCTGAAGAAACAGGGGTTTCTTTTGACAGGCTTATTGGAGTTACAACTGCGTTGCAGCAGATAACTGCGAGAGGTGGGGCTGTAATAGGAAACTCATTAAAGGCTATTTTTACAAGAATAGAAAGGCCGCAAACAATTCAGCAATTGAATGAAATGGGTATTATTACCGAAGATTTGAACGGTAAAATGCTTTCAGCCGACACAATATTGACGAATTTAGCTAAAAAATATAATGACCTTACATCGGCTCAGAAAGCTCAAATAGACAATATGGCGGCGGGCCTTTTCCAAATAAACCAGTTCAGAGCTTTGATTGGTGATTTGGCTAAAGAAAATGGAATCGCGGCAAGAGCAACTCAAACCGCAGCCGACTCAACTGACCAAGCGACAAGAAGGCAAACGGCATTAAATCAAACTCTTTCCGCACAAATACAGCAAACATTAAATAATTTAACTCAATTTGCTTCAAAAGTTGGTGATGTGTCCATTGCTCCGGCATTACAAAATCTATTAAAAGGTGTCAATTTTGCCACAGATACAACAATAGGAGAAGGCCTTGGAGAAGGAATTCTAAAAGGTCTTGGAAATTTTCTTTCAGGGCCCGGTTTGGCAATTGTGGGGACATTGGCGTATAAACTTTCGTCTGGATTCGCCTCTTATGCCACAAAATCTTTCGCTCAAATACTTGAAGTTGGTTCATCAAAGCTTGAAAAAGAAAAGGCGTTTCAAAATTTGCTTTTAACAGAACCGGCGTTAGTGGAAAAAATAAATCAGGCGGGAAACGATACTTTAAAAATTCAAAATTTAATAAACGACACAATCCAAAAACAAATATCTTCATTTAATGCAGCCGCATCAGCAGCCGCGAAAGTTGGCGATATAACTGCCGTTGGAGTTGGAGCCAATTTAAGCAACAAGCCTTTCATAGCATCTGGCGGTAAAATAATAAAAAACGGCTCTTCATCTGGTCTGCCATTTTTTAGTGAAACCGCCACAGATTTAATGACGGCGATAGCTAGAGAAAAGGCGATGGGGGTTGACCCTTCGACCATAAGAATTGGAGCTTCGCCTCAGTTGGTTTCGCCTGACAATCCTAATGGATTAGGTGTTTACAACACAAAAGACGAGCCTCTGGGGTTGTCTCAAGGCATTTCAAGAGCCGCTGCAAATGGAGTTGACCCTAAAAAAAACGGATTAATACCAAATTATGCGGACACTTTTTCTTCGACATTCGGGGTATCGCAAAATGGTCAAATTTATTTAAATGATTTAAAACAAATAAATTTGAAAATAGAATCAATGAAGTATTTAATAGATTCTGGTCTTTTAAATCAAAAAGCTCTTAATTCTGCTACGGTAGGATTAGCTAATAAATATTTATTGACTCAGGAAGCGATGGATAAAGTTGCGGGAACATTAAATCAATACTTCTCTAATTATAAATCAACTAAAAAAAATCCTTTGCTTTTGGGATATACGCCTCCGTCTTATTCTGGAGAGCAGTTACCTCTAAAATTAGAATTTAGAAAAAGCAATAAAGAATTAGAGCAAGAACTTTACAATAGATTTCCAACGTATAATGGAAACAATCCAGAAACCACAAAAGTTCCATCAGACCTTGTAATCGGCGGAAGTAAATACGCTTCGCTTTATAACTCTACAAATCCGAAATACCTATACTCTCAGCTAAATAATCAAAACAAAAGAATTGCAAAAGAAAGTAGCTTATATGATTTAGAAAATAGAAGTAAATCTTTATTACTGAAAGATGAGAGCGGAAAAGAAAATATTCTTTTAGGTCGAAATTATGGATTTGAAAACTTAAGGGGCTCATCAATTGTAACTAAGCAAATAAACGAATATTTAGAAAAATTAAAACAAGGAGCTAAACAGTCTAGCGAGGAAATGAAAAAATTCGCAAGTTCTATAGAAAGTAATATATCTTCTTTAAGTTTTGGCGGTTCGGAGTCCAATAATTTAACTAAATTTTTTAGAATAAAAAACGAGTCTGGCTCATTGGCTGAAAAAATAGGGGAACCAATAAGGAACTCAATACTTCAGGAAGAACAAAGGGACATATTGAGGCAAAAGTTTCAATCTGAAGTTCAATCAATATCTTTAAGCGGAGCTTTGTTTGGTAGCCTATCCCCAAATTCAAAATACAGAAGGCTATCCTCTCAGGCGAAAGAGGTTGGTGGGGAAGGAATTTTTAACGATAAAAAACAGGAATTATCTAATAAGGCCCTAGGATATTCATTTTTAATTCCAATAGTAGCCGGAATAGCTCAAACTGCTTCAAAATCAATAATAGGTGACGACTCTTCTAGGTCTAGAGGATTTAATTCTTTGATTGGTGGCGCTGGAAATGTCGCGTCTTATGCTGGACTTGGATTTTCAATTTCTGGAGGTAATCCAATTGGGGCTTTAATTGGTGGAACCGCTGGATTGGCTTTAGAGGCTCCTTCAATATACAAGTCTTTTTCCGATAACTCACCTGAGGTTCAAAAGAAAATAGACAAAATAAAAGAACTAATACAAAAAAATGACGAATCTTTAACAAAATACGTTTCATCATTGGAGCAAATAAAAGACTTTTCTGAAAATGGCGGAAAAAAAAGTAGATTAACAAAACTCCAGTCAGATTTATTTTCTAGCTATTCTTCACTACCATACGATATACAGAAAAAAATAAATAATTCAAATGGCGATTTATCTAGTATATATGAGATAAAAAATAATTACATAGAGTCTTTAAATCAAAAAAAACAGCTATCGGAAGATGCGCTTGACTTGCCGGAGATATTAAAAAACAAACCAAGTAAGTCTATTTTTGGAAACGCAAATTTCAATGAAAAAACAAAAAGCTTTTTAAACGATTACATAAATCCTTCAGCCGATTTGCTTTTTAGAACTCAAAACGAAAATGGAGAATCAATTGGCTCAATACTTGGAAGAATACCTCTTTCAGAAGGTAAAAAGGCATTTTCTTATAATTCGTTCGAGGTTGATGAAAAAACTGGTCAGTTTAAAAACAAAAATATACAAGATTTTTTAAATAAATATGGTTTTAACAATGATGTTAGCGATTTGTTTTTAAAAAATGCCTCTGCTCTATCTTCTTCTGGATTTGGTAATCTATTGGCTAATAAGTTTTCGCCTGCTTTGGCTCAAAAAAACGCATCAGAAAATAATACTGAATTAGAGGGCACTAGAAAAGAATTAAAAGCTAGAGAAGATTTGAATGCAAAACTTTTGAATCTAAGCGTAACAGGCGCAGATGCAATAAATAAATTTGAAATAAATGTTCTAGATAAGTTGAATTCTGATTTAACTGATTTAAAAGTTAAGTCAATTAAAGCTGAGGGAGCCTTTAAAAGAAGTGAAATATATTCTGGAAGTAACGACTATAGCAAGGCGTTTTACTCATATCAAAGAGCAAATAGTCAACTTAATGACGAATATGGGACGACCGGCTCTGCGGTTTTGAATATTCAGAAGAATTTTTCATCTGAGTCTTCAAAATATTTATTTGATTTACTTTCAAGAACATCGGAGTCATTAAATAAATCACAAATAAATTCAAAAAATGGTGACGGCTCTAGTAAAGTAAAAAACAATGTAAAGGCTTTAAATTCGGTTCTTGGAGGAAGCTTTTCTATAGACCCTGAAACTTTTCAAGTTTCAAGTTCTGGAAATTTAGATATAAACACTATATCTAATATAAGAAATAGAGCTATACAAAAAAATCAAGATATAAGTTCTGAATTGCAAGCCATTGGAAGTAATAGTTATTTCACAACCGCCTCCCAGCTTGTTGGAAAATACGGTGCAAAAAACTTCGGAGATTTAATAGATAAAAATGGTAACAATCCAGAAATACAGCCTCTTTCGATTGATTTATCTAAACTTTCAAAGTCTGAGCAATCAAGAATAAGAGGATTGGATTCTAAAGGTCTTGACTCTGAAAGTGAAAATTTTCAAGGCTCAAAACAAACTCAAAATTATTTAATAGAAATAATAAATAAATTGGGTGAAATGATAAATCAAAACAAAGTTAATTTAGACCAAATATCGAATGAATTAAAATCTGGTATAAAGGTAAATCAAACAACTTTTGAAGAAGCAATTCAAACTGCTGATACGGCAAGAAATAAACAAATATCAGATACAAATCTTCAAGGTTCAATTTCAAGATTATTCAGTTCGCGCTCTAACGACCTGCTATCCAATCAAAAAATAGTTGATAGATATTCCGCCACCGACATAGAGGCTAAAAGAACTGTTTTAATACCAGAGCAAGAAAGGATATTAAATAAATTAAATGAGTCCACGGGGCTTAACCTTGGAGATGTAAGTCAAATAGGGACAGAAATTTCAAAACAAAATTCAATATATAACGGAAACAAAAAATCCGCAGAAGGAATCGAAGCATATAAAAACATAAACGAATTAACTAAAGCTCAAAATGAACTCGCAAACGCAGAGGCTAACGCGGCGGAAAAAGCGAAAGAGCTTAGAGACAATTTAGACCCTTTTTCTGACATAAATGCAAACTATGTAAAATCACAAAACATAGCAATAGCCTCAAATGGAAATGTTGGGGCGACAGAATATAAGAGTGCTTTCCTAGCGCCGCTACAATACAACCAAAATGATTTCCAGAGAGATTCTGTGGTTGGATTGCAAGATATTGTTGAGACATTTAAAAATGACCTTCCTAATGCGATGCTTGAGGCGACCAAGGGGGCAAAAAGCACGGGGGAAGCTTTTAAAAAATTAGCTCTTTCACTCGCTGAAGACGTTGAACAAAAAGCAGTTAAGCTTGGGTTTGATTCTCTTCTTGGCTCGCTATTTAATAGTCCGAAATCTAATAATGGAAATGGAGGAAGCGGATTATTCTCTATTATTGGTGGAGCTTTAGGTTTTGCAAAAGGCGGATTCGTAAACATGGGTTCTGGAGTTAAGGATGATGTTCCTGCGCTATTGAGCGGCGGAGAATTTGTTATTAATAAAGCGGCGGTTGCAAAAATCGGAAAATCTAATTTGGACGCAATAAACTCCAACCCAGATATAACAAAAATACCTCGCGGCGGAACAGGATTAAACCAATACGCCGGAATAACAACCGACAGTATATCTGGAAACAGTAATTCAGCAAATGTTTTGCTTTCAAATGCGTTACTTTATGAAAATAATTATTCCCCAAATTCAATTCAAAGCAAATTTCTTTCCAATATAGGCGCTTCTAGTTCTCTAGACCCACAAAATAAAGTAAAATACAATAGGCAAAGATGGTTGTTTGATAGGTCAGTGTCTTATAATAGTTTTGTTAGCAATACATTGCAGCCTTGGGAAAGAGAGCAAAGAATGAAAGCTATACAGGCAGACATAGCTGCCGTTGGCTCTATAGCTGGCGCTGGACTAAGATATTATAATTCTTTAGGAAGCTCTTCGTCAATAGGAACTGGCGGAAACAGCATTAATTACGATACAAGCAATCAAAATTATGGATTTCCAAATAATTATGACATAACAACGAATCCGGGCGGGATAGAAACCGCCGCAAAAGGCGGTTATATAAGAGGGTTTGCGTCAGGCGGTATGTTTGGAGGCGATTCATCATCTGATTCTCACAGAGCTATGATTATGGGCGGAGAATATGTTATGTCTCCTTCAACAGTGAATAAATATGGTAAAGGATTTTTTGAAAATCTAAATAATGCGGATAAATATGCCTCCGGCGGATTGGTCGGTTCTTATGGCGGAAACTCGTCTTCAGACATAGTTAATGTCTTAAGCCAGATAAGAGATAGAATTGGCTCAAATTCATCGAATTCAGTAAATCAAAACAATAGCTCGAATAACCAAACAAACCACGTCAGCATAAACGTAACAATGGCAAACGATGGCTCAGTTTCAAACACAAATCAACAGCAAAATTCAAGCGGAGGAAAAGGAACACAGAACGAACAAAAAGATACATGGGGTAAAATATCTGGAAACATAAAATCCATGATACTAAAAGAATTAACTGAACAAAATAGGCCGGGCGGATTGCTATATGTAAACAATCAAAAGCAGCAAAGAAAATAACTAATGAAGACCAATATGTTTTTTAATAATTTCAATTTGAGACTTAAGAGATTGATACGCTTCATCCATTATTATAGCTCCCTTATTATATACAATATCTTGAGATATGGAATTTTTAACTAAAAGTGGTATTTTTAGATTTGGCGTAAAATGATTGAATGATTCGTAATAGCAGTTTTTTGAAGTTTCACCTAGGTAATTTTGAGATAGTGTGGCGGTTGTTTTCTCTGCATATATTTTTCCGCTTTTTATGCTGATGGGCAAAGAGTAATCAAAAACTATAAAAGTTTTTCCATCTGAAAAATAAATGTCTTTAATTGTTTTTTCCATTATTTTTCTTTCTGGTATGTCTATGAATTTTATTTTAAATTTAGCCGTTTTGCCGACTGAATCGAATCCTTCGCATAAACAATTTGGTTGAGACGTGTATTTTCCTCTCGATTTTATGCTAACCGAATTTATTTGTCCGTCTTGATTTATTCCATCAATTTTCAACACGCATCCATCATGCCTTCCAATTGATAGGTCGAAAAAAGCGTTCTCTAATTTAAGAAAAATTTCTTCATCTGCTCGAAATCCTGAATCAGATGAAACAATCTCCTCAACAAAAACTGCCTCGTATTCTTTGTAAGAAATTTTAAGAACGTCATTTTTTTGAAGATTTATTCCTACATCGGCGTTAATTGATATAATTTTGCTGTTTTCTACGTTAAAATCAGATGTATATAAAAATTTAGATTTATCTATTACATTATAAAGTATGTTATCAGAGCCTATCTTTATAAAACATCCGGGAGTTATTGAGCTAAATTTATCAACAGTGGATGATATTATTTTATTTGAATCTTTTTTTATAGAAATTGTATAGTCTAGATTCATATTAATAAATTGGATAATTTTGATATGGAACGCCCATTTGACCGCTGGCAAATACGCCTTGAGAATTTGAATATGGATTTATTTCTACTGATGACTGGAACGAAAGCGTTCTTAAATTTGAAACACCGTCCGAAACCTGTATATTATTTAATTTTGCGCCTCTAATATTGAATATTAAGGCACTTCCAGTTATAAAAGTGAATCTTTCTGATGCAATAGAAATGTTATAATCGTATGAATAATCTTTGTTAGTTATATATGAAAGCGAACCCGTAAATGAATCGCCAATAATAGCCGAAACAGAAATTGATGCCATCACCGGAGGATTTATTTGCCTATCAAGGGGCAGTATATATCCTAATGAACTCATTACATCTCTATTTAAATCCAAAGACAAATCAAAAGACTGTATTTTAATATCTTGAAAATCGAAAAGAGAAGTAATTGAATTTGAATTATTTTGAGAGATTGAAATTTTTATATCGCCGGGTATTAATACGGATTGAGACGCTCCTGTATATACAGGGGGTATGCTGAATAAGCTTGTATTATTGTAGTTCCCAGAATTTGGTTCGATATAGGGCGATACTCCGGTTGAACCAGAAAGGAAAATTATATTTTCGCAAGTATATGAAACTGAAGCGTATGGAAATTGACCAACTGAAGCTGAAAATTTGTAGCTATCTAAATAACAATTTCCAAAACCGTAAGTATAGACTCCCTTCCCAACGGTGTTTTGAGAAGTTCCATTAAGAGACGAAGAGTTTGAGTTTAAATAATTTAAATCGGACGGACTCGAATTGGTGCATACAAATATGCTTTTAGCCTCTCTTGTTGAGTTCAGCCAGTAAATAGAATTTCCATTCAAATCTATAAAATAATTTGAATAATCCTTGGAATAGTTTCTGTCGTTTAAACCAGATATTATTGACGGGGGATTTCCGCCGTATATTGGAGCGCCGGTTCCGTTTAAAGGTGTGTCCAAAGTAAGGCCAATTCTTGATTCATTTATTGCGCCCGCCGAATAGTAAGAAATTTTAAGAGACGGTATCGGATTTGAAACAATGGGCCTTCCTATTGTTCCATAAGAACCTATTTGTTTTAAATCTGTTCTAGGAACTCCAAAACCATAAGAAACATCGAATACTCTAATCAAAGGATTAATTGAATTATATGAATATCCAAGGCTTCCGTTTAATTGAGTTGAAATCAAGTTTGGAGTTTGGTTTCCACTAAAATCAATAAAATAATATCCGCTAGAGTTATTAGAGGATATAAATGCTCCAATTTGGTTATATATTTTCCTGTTAGACATCTTTTATTTCGCTATCAACTAGATAAACAGCTAATCTAGGGGATATTCCATGTAGGGCGGCAACCGCGTCTATTTTTTGAATTCTTTCAATATTGTCATTGACTGGATTGTTTAAATATTTTTTGATGGTTTCTTCTTCTTTCCATTTTTCCGGTTCTGAATTAGCTATTATAACCTCTGAGATTTCATCAATTATATTTTTATGGAATTCATTTACTTCCTCTATATTTTTTTCTTTTATGTATGCTTCCTTGACCATTTCTCTTAATTTTGTAGCCAGAATAAGTTCGTCCTTAATTTTAGAAAGAGAATTTCCGTCAAAGTTTTCGTTTGAGGCTTTTGAAACTCCGGGTTTCTTGGTTGTCTGTTTGGTTTTTATGCTGTTTGGCCTTCCTGCCGGTGTGGATACTTGGGAGTTCATTTTTGATTGAATGCCAAGTTTAGCTATTTTTAGCTGGTCAAACGGGCCGCCGGTAAGAGGTTCGTAAAAGCCCTTGTCTCTTAATGTTCTGTATTCCTGTTGGTTTTCCAAAGACTCTTCTTTGGTAGGGACTCTGCCTGTATTTATGGCTTCTATCGCCTCTGGGGGAGTCAAAATGCCTAAATTAGATAACTGAGTTACTATTCTTTCCCAGTCTGACTCGTCTCTTAAGTCAATGTCTTCAAATTTTGGAGTTGGACAAGATTGAAAACCCATAGTTTTAGCTATTTTTTTCATTTCCGGTATAAGAAATTCGTTTAAAAACATTTCTCTTCCCTGCTTTAGTCTTTCGACGAAAAGTTTAACAGATATAAACTGGTTTGCAAATTTAGAGTCAGTTCCGGTTAGAATGTAATTTAAGCCTTCTTTTATATCCTGATTGACTATTTCATATTTTTTGGGGTCTAAAAAATCACCGATAGAAGGAATCGCCCAAGTCAATTTCGTTGTAAAATCAGCTACCAAAACTTTGCCAACGGATTCAGATTCAAAAAGGCCTCTCATTGCTTCGGCGGCCTTTCCATCGAACATATATGAACCGTCTTTTGATTCGTATCCCATGTTAACAAGCAAAACAACTTGATTCATTGTTCTAGCTACGGCCATATCTACGTTTTTCATCTCTTGCTTCCACTCAATGTCTTTCAAAACTGGATATCCGGGTGGAACCGCCATTGGCTCGTAATCTTGTTTTTTTAGAAATGTAGCATATAATCTTTCTGGATTTAAAGGTATAATTACCGTTCCAGCGCCAGACTCTATTTGCTTTTGAGTGCTTTCCGGCAAGCTTTGAAAAAATAACTTCTCTTCCTCGGTTTCGGCGGCTCTTAAACGATGTATTTCGTAACCATTAAGCCTTTTGAAAAAGATAACATTTGAGCCGAATACAATATTTGATTGAACGCCTATATCGTATGGATTTATTACAATATATCTAATTGGAAGTGTTATAGATTTTGATGCAGAGCATCCATATATTTTGTTTAATCTAGCTATATCAGATGGCTCTGGTTTTACTTCAAATCTATAGAAAAATGCGTTTCCAGAACGATATAATTCTCTAAAGAATTTATCTTGAACTGATTTAATATTTATCTCTTCCAAAAAATTACTAAAGAAGTTTCTAGCTTTTGAAGTTCCGCCTTGAAAGTAAATATTTGAGCAAGAAAACTCGGTCATTGCGTCTATTATATTTCTAAAAACAGCAAAATTATAATAGGCTTTTTGACATAAATATATAGCCTCTGACAGTGGAAACATACCGCCAGCGTCTCCGCTGCCCCTTCTTTGAGAATAGGCGGAAAAAGGCTCAATACCATTTCTAATATTAGCAAACTCATCCGTTGGCCTTGAAGTTGCGGCGGCGTTTCTTCTCATGGAAGAGGCTTTAGATTCGTTTTTGCCGGAAAGAACTGGTGTATATAATTTACCTTCGGAATCAACAAATTTTTCCAGTTTTGACGCTTTTGAATCTTCCACTACAAAAATTCTTCCATTTTTATTCCTTTGGGTCTTAAAATTGGCCGTCCCGTTATTGACCGAATTCCAAGCTTGTTTGTAGTCAATTCCTTGTTCTTTGGCGTATTCTGATAATTTTTTCATTTTTAATTATTACACTAAAAGGATAAAATGGAATATTTTTATTCCAATTTGTCATAATATTATATTTAAAAAATATAAATTAAACATATAATATTTTAAATAACCAAGAATTTTAATAAATTAAAATAATGGACTCAAAAGAAAAATTAAGAGTTGGTATAATAACAAACAATATATTACTAAAAACAGGCCTTGCTAGAGCGGCAAAGTGTTGGGTTCCAGACATTTACAAGACCGGAAAGTATGAAATATTCTTCCTAAATCAAAGTTTTGCGGACAACGACCCTAATTTCAGAAGATTTCCTTGGAAATCTTTTGGTGCATTAAATCATTTTGACCAAAATAGATTTAATTCGGATTTTGGATATCAAAAGTTCGTAAGCTATGGAAACGCCGCTGTTGAGTCGTTTGTAACCGAAAATAAACTAGATGTTGTATTCCATATAGATGATATATGGAGCGCATCTGAAGATGCGTATTTAAAATCAGATTGGTATCCCTATATAAAGGAAAATTTCGTTCAATGGGCTACAGCCGACTCTGAACCGATACTTCCAGATTTCAAAAAATGGGCAGAAAATTGTCCTAATATGTGGTTTTGGGCGACTTTTGCAGAAAAAAGACTCAAGGAAGAAAATATACAAAAGTATGGTCATTGCAAAACAATGTTTCCGCCATTCGATACTTCAAAATTCTATCCATTAAGTCAAAACGAAAGACTTGAGCTTAGAAAAAAGTTTAATATAAAAGACGATGAAAAGGTGATAATATATGTATTTAGAAATCAATTAAGAAAACAGGTTTGGGCAATGATGGAGGCTTTGAAAAAATTTAAGGAAAAATTTCCAGATAAAAAAACTAAATTGCTGCTTCATACGTCATTTTCGGAGCCTAACGGCTGGCCTATTGATAGAATAACTGAAGAACTTGGATTGGATAAAAATGATATATTATGCACTTATTTTTGCAAAAGTTGCGCTAATTGGTCAATAGAACCTCATTATGGAGAAGATATAGACTGCAAACACTGTGGTAGTAAAAAATCTAGAATTACAGTGAATATATCAAGCACAATAGACGAACTTGATTTAAATAAAATTTATAACATCGCGGACGGCTCTTGCAGTCCGGCGACAAGCGGAGGAAGTGAATTGACTAGCCAAGAATCAATGTTGGCCGGAGTTCCATTTTGCTCGTTTCCTTATTCTTGCGGAGAGGACTACGTTTCAAACGACTTTGTTTTTAAAATGGAGGGTTATTATACCAGAGAAGTTGGAAGTGGATTCAAAAAATTCGTTCCATCAGTTGATTCAATCGCAAATTTTTATGAATTCATACATAATTTAACCCCAGAAAATAAAAAAGAAATAACTGAAAAGGCTAGAAATTGGACGGTTCAAAACTTTGACTCAAAAGTTATTGTCGCGAAAATAGAGGAATTTCTAGATTCAAGAAAAAAAATAAATTGGGATTCTTATTTTGAATCAAGAAAAAAATTAAAAGAAGTTTCGGCGAATATTGAAGATAAGCAAAATGATGATGATTTTGTTTTAGAGTGCTATCAAAAAATACTTGGCATGAATCCTTCAAAAGAGGATGAAGGTAGAATTCACTGGAACAGATATCTATCTCAAAATGGAGATAAATCTGAATTAAAAAAACAAATGGTAAAATCGTTTAGAATCGCAGCTTCTCAACACAATCAAAAAGTAGCTCCAAAAGTGCCGTTTGATAAATTTTTGGACGAAAATGACAAAGAAAGAGTTCTTATCGTATTGAAGGAATCAATTGGCGACGCGGTAATACTAACCGCTCTTCTGCCAGAAATAAAGAAAAAATATCCAAATTCATCAATATACATATCAATAGAAAAAAAATATTGGGAAATTTTCAATGGAAATCCATACGTTCACAGGCTTATAGAGTGGAGGCCGGAGCATGACAATGAATTACTTATGATTGGAATAAATGAAAAAAAGAAATATTTCAATACATATATAAATTTAGCCGTATCAACTCAAAAGATTTTAAATTACCTTAGTAACAAATATTAAAATGCGCCTTATAGAATCATACTCTCGTTCGGCATCGGTTGAAATAAAGAATAAACCATTTGTAATGGAGAAGTTCTTCCCATTGCCAAGTGAAATAAAAAAATATATAACAATCCAAAATTCATCTGGAATGCCAGCAAAAGATTATGGATTTTTTCAAGAGGTTATAGATTTGGTATCGCCCGAACTACAAAGAAACGGAATTTACATTATTTTGATTGGAGCAAAAGATACGAAACCATTAAATAATGTAATAAATTTACTGGGTCAAACATCAATACAGCAATCCTGTTATTTAATAAGAAATTCAAGTCTTCATATTGGAAATGACTCTTGGGCCGCTCACTATGCTGGTGCTGTAAATACTCCTTTGATATCTTTATATGGCCCAACGACAATAAAAAACCACGCCCCTTATCATTACAACAAAGATAAGACAATATTTTTTGAAAGCCATAGAGACGGTAAAAGCCCGTCATTTTCAAGGGAAGAGCATACAAAAACAATTAATTTGATAAATCCAGAAGAAATTTCAAAAGCGATATGCAAAATATTGGATTTGAATTTTTCATTTAATTATAGCACAATTACAATTGGTGAAAATTACGGAAACAAAATACTTGAATCTGCTGTTGACGGGGTGGTGGATGTTAAAAAACTTGGAGCGGAAAGCATAATAATGAGGATGGATATAAATAACAATTTGTCTGTCTTGCAGAATCAATTAAAATTAAATCCATGTCAAATAATAACAGATGCAGAAATACCAATAGAAGTCCTTAAAATATATAAAAACAATATACTTGGGATAATATATAAAATAACTAAAAATCATAATCCAAATTTTATAAAAACACTAATACAGGAAAAAATCGGATACCAACTTATCTCCGACCTTAACGAAGAAGAGCTTAAAGACATAAAACTTGAATACATGGAGTTAGGAATAATAATTAATTCAAAAATAGATATGCCTGAAAAACTTAAAGGTAAGGATTTTGGAAATCTTTATATAAAAACCGGAAAGCTACTGCTTGGAAGGGGTGTTTTTTATAATTCGTATCAATCATATATAAATTCAAATTCTTTTAATCCATCTGATTTAAATCCTCAAAAAGTAAATATAAATAATATTAATTTACTATGGAGAGAGTCTGATTTCATAATGTTTATGGAGAAAAATAATTTACCTTGACTTTTAACTACAAAAGATATATAATAAATTACAAAATATGACAAATAATAATTCAACACAAAAAACATACGTTAATTCCATCTGGGTAGATGAAAAAGTCTTTACCGATGGAGGCTCAATAATTAAATTGAATATCGTGGCCGAGGATTTGATTAAGTTTCTAAAAGAAAATAAAGATGAATCTGGAAGGGTTAGGCTTTCGATTTCAAGAAAGAAAGGCGAAGTTCCAGAAGGTAAGTCTAAATTCTATACAATTTTAGACACTTGGAAGCCGTCTCAAAAACCTAATCAAGCAAAGGTGCAAGGAAAACCGGCTTCAGCAAAGGCTTCTAATAAACCAGTTGAGCATACCAACGAAACGGAATACGAAGATGCTTTTTAATTAATTTTTTAATAAAATGGAAAAAGAAAATATAAAAACATTTCAGAGGAATGAGTTTGGATTAATAACAAACTTAGATTATAAGTTCAATACGGACGGAACTATTGACTGGAAAGCCATGCTTAAGCCTGAGCATCTTTATGTGAATCCGGGCAATAAAGAAAGAATTGAAAAAAAATACGGAAAAAAGTATGAGGAAATAAATATTATTGAAGACAAAGTTGAGGATGTTGACTTGGTAATATTGCTCTCTGGAATAAAATACCTAGCTAAAATAAGGGGTGTGGAGGGCGTAAAATATAATGTGGTCGCGGCCAATCCAGAGTATGCGGCTGTAAATTGCGAAATATTGTTTTCAAGCAATTTTGAAACAGAAAATAAAAAAATATCATACCAAGAAAATGCTTGCGCTCATTTGAACAATACAGCTAGTTTTGCAAATAAATACCTTGTTGAAATAGCGACCAACAGAGCTTTTTGTAGGTGCATTAGAAGCTTTTTAGGCATAAATGTCGTCACAAAAGAAGAGTTGGGTGGTGCTAATGCGGATGAGTCTTCATCAAAAGCCTCTTTAGCATCATCAAAACAGGTGAATTTGCTTAGAGACTTAATGCAATCAAAGAATGTTAAGTGGAAAAATATAGTTGATAAGATGAAAGAAGAAGGTAACTGGAAGGACGAATATAAGGATATAGAAGACCTTCCGAAAGATATTGTTTTCAACTTTATCGAAAGAATAAAGAAAATAGGAGAGCAATCAAAATAATAATCAAATAATTAAATTAAAAGTGTAAAGAGGCAAGAAATTGCCTCTTTTTTTATTGTTTAAAAATAGGTTTCTTAATATATAATTAATTAAATATGTCTAAAACTTACTGCTTAAATTGTAACCACGCTACGCCTTGGAGCGATGGGTTGATACCCAAATTTTGTTCAAAATGCGGAAAACCTTATGTTAGCGAATCCGCAGCAGTCAAAATTCCGATATTTAAAAATCAAGCTCCTCAAAATAAAAAATCGGAGTCAGAAGAGGTTTTTGAAGATGACGTTCAGCCAATTAAATTCACTGAGGCGGCTAAAAATATACAGTTTTCTTTAAATAACAATTTAAGGCCGCAAAGAATGACCGGAGAGCAGGTATTGGCTGATGGTTTTATAAATGGAAAAGACGAGTCGGCGGTAGTTCAAAAAGAAAAGCCTAAAAAAATTAAAATAACAAAAGCAGAAAAAAAGAAACAGGTCGAATCTGCGATAAAAGAATTTGAAAATACATTCAATAGAAATACAAGAAGAAATAGAGTTTCTTCAGAAATTGAAGACTAATATATAATATGGAAGAAAAAAAAATAGATTCGTTCCTCACCTTTGAGGAGGCTCTACCGACAATACAAATTCTTCTAAACAAAAACAAACATAAATGGCAGCTTAAGATAATAAATTGGATGGAGTGGGAGGATATAGAGCAAATTATAAAACTTCATATATGGCAAAAATGGAATCTATACGATAACAAACAAAGTTTTTCTCCTTGGGCGAATACAATAATAAATAATCAACTAAGAAATATAAGAAGAAATGTTTACGACTCTTTCTCTAGGCCTTGTTTAAAATGCGCTTATAACATGGGTAACGACTCTTGTGGATGGACTCCAGATTCAAGGCAAAATTCGGCCTGTCCATTATTCAAGAAATGGGAAAGTAGCAAAAAATACGCTCATAATGTAAAATTGGCTGTTTCGTCTGAAAACCATGCAAATGAAATATCTGAAATACCAGAACATAGAATAGATATTGCTCGCGCAATAAAAATAATACATGAAAAAATAAAACCCCTTCTAAAACCAATCGAATTAAAAGTATATGAATACCTTTACATACAAGAAATGACCGAAGACGAAGTTTGTTTAATAATGGGATACACTGCAAAAGAAAAGAATAGAAAACCGGGCTATAGCAGAATATCTCAGATAAAAAGAAAAATAATCGAAAAAGTTAAAATAATAAAAGAAGAGATAGATTTATTCTAATATGGAAGCTTGGGATTTGGAAATTTCAGAAAAAGATAGACCCAAAAAGGAGTCTGCTAAAAAAGATTTGTCCATATCCGAAGAAGGAAAGGAAAAAATACTTCAAAGATGGAACGATAAAACAAAAACGCCTCCTTCGATAGCAGAATTGGTTGTTATTGCTTTTCCAGAAATAAAAGAAGTTGATAAAAGAAGTAAAGAGGCTATTTTAGTAAAAGAGTTTATAGTTAAAAACGGACTAAAGGAAACAAAGGAAGAAAAAATCATAGAGCTAAACGAAGACCAAAAAGAATACATTAAAAACAATGCTAAATCAATGAAGCCCATGGAAATGGCTAGAGTTGTTTTTATAAGTTCAAAAATAACTCCAAATTCTATGGAAGTTAGATTGGTGAATGATTTCATAAAAACTCTTCCGCCAGAGGACGTTCAAAATGAATTCGTAACTTACGAATATAGGCCGCCAATAAGAATAGACGCCTGTGTAGCTAGAATAAAAAAATATATACCAGATTGCGAAAATTGGGATGGTAAAAAATTATCAATAAAACAGAGAAAACAAACAGAGTCTTTGATTAGATATTTATCCACATACAGATTCAAGCACCAAATTGACACATACGACAGTCAAAAAGATAAGGATTTGTTTGAATCAACATTTATAAAATATTGCTACGATAAAGAAGATTTGACTCAAGAAAATATAGACCAATATATACTTTTGTGTTCAGAAGTGATTCAACTATATCACATTGAATTAAACATAATAAATCTTGAGAATGAGCAAAGGAGAATAATGGACGAAGAGGGAAAAATGTCAATGGCTTTAGTGGAAGCTATTAAGGTGGCGGGAACTGAAAGAAGCGATTGTGTTAAAAGACAACAATTATTATATAAATCATTAACTCAAGAGAGAAGTGATAGAGTTAGCAAAGAAATGCAAGATAAGCAAAGTATAATAAGCTTGGTTAACGCTTGGAAAAATCAAGAATCTAGGATGCAAATGATTAAATTAGCTAAAGAAAAAAAAGATGAATTAAGAAAAGAATTGCATGAAATAGACAATTTGGAAGAAATGAAGATGAGGATACTTGGTTTAAGCATAGATGAAATCGTTGATGGTTAAATATGAATAATAAATGTTTAATTTGCGGAGATGAAATTTCTGAACGCTCTCATTTTTGGAAAAAGCACAGAAAAAAAGAGTCTCAATATTATCAAGAATATTATAATTTCAAAGATTTGTTGACCGGCGAACAAATAGAATTTAAATCTCCAGAGCAATACTTTAATACAGATTTTAAAGATAAAAATAATTTAAAAAAATATTTAGAAACAAATTCAAAAGATAAAGGTTTGAAATATTTAACTGATTGGTTAAAAAAAAGAAAAGAATTAAAAAAACTACAATTCGCTCCGAGTCATTTTGAGTTAAGAACTTTATGCTATCCATCAATAAAGTTTATACATTCTTTTTACGGAGCGGATAGTTATGAAAATATATGCAAGGAAGTAGGATTAAAAATTAGATTCGACTACAATCAAAAAATAGAGCAAATCGAAATAAAACCTAAAATAATAAAAGACACAAGGGAGGTTAGGGGCATAAATTTTGAAAACATAGAGGTTAAAAAATTAGATGAAGGAGATTACGCGGCGGAATTCAATCCTTTCAATATATTCATCGAAAGAAAGAGTTTGGCGGACGCAATTGGAACACTGGGCGCTGGATTTGATAGATTTGAAAGGGAGGTTGCTAGGTCTGAGCAAAAAGGTAAATATTTAATAATGCTAATAGAATCTAAAATATCAAACTTTTTTGGATTTAATAAATTAGGGTATATACACGGAGACGCAAGCACGGACTATATATTGAAAAGAGCAAGAGATATTCTATCAAAATATGAAAACTTTCAAATTTGCTGCGTTGATGGAAGAATAAAGGCCAAAGAATTTATAGAAAAAATATATTCTTTAAAGAATAATCCAAGAACAATTGATTTTCAATATGAGATTGATTGTAAAAAAATTTAAATAAAATGATTTATTGCCCTAAAAAATATCAAAAAGTTTTTCCAGATATTAATGATGAATTAATAAAATTGAAGGGTGAGTTATCGGACGCAGAAGCAAAGGTGACTTTGGCGAAATTTTTGCGTTACAATTTGCCGCTTGCAGTAGATTGGATTTCTGGAGTTAAGCTATCTCCTTACCAAGTAATAGCATTAAAGGGATTTTTTTTAAGAAATTATTCAATGCTTGTGTTTGGTCGCGGGCTAGGCAAATCATGGATGGCTGCACTCGCGTGTTACTTCTTGCCTATATTTGAACCCGGTAATAATATTGTTATAGCTGCGCCGACATTCCGTGGCGCTAGAAATATTTTTTCATACATGGAGAAAATACATAATTCTCCAGAGGCGGTATTGCTTAGACAGTGTTTGGGTGTTAAATCAAAAAGAAACGATATGTGGGAATGGGAAATAAACGGAGGATTAATAAGAGCAATTCCTTTAAACGGTGAAAAAATTCGTGGTTTGAGATGCTCAACTCTAATAGTTGACGAATTCCTTCTTATGTCTGAAGATATAGTTAAGAATGTCCTTATGCCGTTCTTGATTGCGCCGCAGGATATCAAAGAAAGGTTAAAAATCAGAGAAAAAGA